CACTTGAGGACTTCAGTGAACATGACTAAGTGAATTTCAGGATGGATGCGTAATCAATCTTCTCGGCTTCTTGACGTTCTTTCCGCCGCTTAAATCGGCGGGTATCACGCGAGGAGTGCGGCCCCGGTGTCTGGTGTTCCTTGTTGACCGACTCGTTGTAACCGATGCTAAAGGTGCAGACCGCGTAGGGATCGACGTCACCACCCTTGGCCTTCACATGCTCGATGCAGCGGTGCCACTTCTCCGAGTGAATATGGCCTTCACCCTTGAGCGCAGCACCACGACTGGTCAACAACCCGTTCGTGAGAGGCATGATTACCCTCCGAACATAATTCGGGCATGTCGTTGGCGTTGCTCACTACTGAAACGGAATCCCGGTCCAGCCGGGTTCTCGATGTGAAACTTACCCGTCCCTGTGACTGGGGGTTTATTCCAGTTCTTCACGAAATTTTCCAGTCCACCTTTGGAGGGGCGTTTCAAAGGATTGCCGAAGGCATCCTCGGTGGGTGCGCCTGCGGTGCCACCACGTCGTCCACTCCCGCTCTCCGCGAAGCGCCCTTTGGCGTCGTGGTTAGGATTGAACTTCAGGACCAACATGCGGCGGGTCACGATCATGGCTAGTCTCTTCGTACTTTGAAGACATTACCCGTCACGGCTTCGACGTACATATCGTTCACCGGAATCAATGTCCGGTCACTACTGTAAATCGTGCCGATGGGATTGGTCTTGAGGTCATCCTTCGGAGGTTTCGTCTTCTTCCCGGTGGGAACCAGTGTCTGCCCATCGGAGTAGTAGATGGTGCCGATGGGATCGCCCATGCTGGTGAGTCTCTGCTTACTCTCACCACCACTCTCTTTGGTCCCGCCACCGCCTTTACCTGACGAGAACTTGCCGTCCTTGCCATGGTTCGGGTTGAACTTCAGGACGCTTTCGAATTTGGGCAGAGCCTTTGGCTCCACGTACTGCTCGGGATGGGTGATCCGAGTCCGTGATACTAACCCGGTGATGTGCAAGGGCATGTCCGCTCCTGTTGCAACCGATTGCAAAAAAGTCAGACGCTAGTGTACAAGAGATACCTCGGATGCAACAACTATTTTTGCAGCCCTAGTAACTGCTTGGCCCGGTCAGGATGCACACCCTGCCGGGTTACTAGCTGCTGATAGGCTTTCTCTTTCGGAGCCGTAGGTTTCGCCACCACGGGCTTCATACTCACCGAAATCGGTTTCAGTTTCATGAGAGATACGCCTTGGCTTGCGCCATCATCGCCTCATCAGCGAGATCCAATGCCCATGTGCCCGATGTTTCTCCCAAAATCCATTCTCCAATCGTCTTCCCCTCATAAACGAAGGGTAGCTCGACCAGTGCTGTCAACGCCGATGGTGACTTGTCCTGTAGTAACTGCCGAATCAGTAATTGGTCCGCAGGAGCCAGTGCCGCTACCGCCGCTTTCAACTCGCCTTCTTCAATCTCAGCCTGTGCGAACAGACGAATGGCATCCCAGTCAATTTCATCGGGTAGGAAACCTAGCTTAGCGAAGTAGGCCGCATTCCCTGCGACCCCTACGGCCAACTCGGTGGCTGACGACTTGACCCCGACGTTAATCAGTTCCGTGAACAGATTCTTCAGGAACGCCAATTCCGCCTTGGGTGTCCCGGCTACTAACTCGGCTTGCGTTAGATAGAAGATACCCGTGAACGGATCAAGGAGCGCACCCAGCTTGAACTCCACTCCTTTAGGATCTCCACCTCTCGCCTTCAGAGCAATGTTTCCATCCTCTTCAAACCGAATAGGATTCGCCCCGACACCCTGTCCCTTTGTCATCACCTCTTGCGGTGGCATACCTGTCAACTTCGCCAGCAACTCCGTGGGACTCATCCCGATGTGAGCATTCCACTGGGCCACATTCTCTGGGGTGGCCTCGATACCCATCTCAGCCAAGTCAGCCGCTGTGACCGCTTGGAACACCTCAGCCTCGGCAGGCACGGTGGGTGTGACCTCGGTGGTCTTTCCCTTACTACTCTCGATAGATCGGCAGAGCGTGCGGCAGTGTGGATGGTACGGTGGGATGTGCAGCCCTCTGGCCACCAACTCCTCGTTACTCATCTCCATGAATCCCGCCATGGCTGCGTTCGTTTGCTTGGGCCACGGCTGCACCACACGAAGATCGTTCGGGTCTTGCACGTTCAGGGCTTCAATGACCTTCTCTCGTGCGTCAGTTACTTCGAACACCTTGCCACTGATGAAGCGGCAGAACCGGCTCGTGCGACCATCGAGCACCGCCGTCAAGCGATACCGGGCCATGCCCACCACTTCGGCCTCTGCCGTGAATCCCCATGTCGCCAAGCGGCTGGAATTCAGGCTGGCAATCATCCGTAGCTGCTCATCCCCCTGCTTGTCGAAGGATACGAACGGTGTGACATACCGCCCCGACACAGGATCGGCTTTCCGCACTTGTTCGGTAGCGTCCCACTTGTTCGTTATACCGAATGGGATGGTTTCCTTCACGCCGGATGCGTGGCTGATCGTGATAGACGACACCGTAAAGATGCCACCCACGATCAGGTGGGCATACTTCTGTGCCGCCTCGGGTTTACAATACGCCAACGTACAGTGCGGCACGTAAACCGGGAAGTTCTTGTCCTTGAACGCCGCATAGTTCCCAATCTGCTGCTCGATGGTGTGGAAATGTGGACTGCCGATACGCGCCACCACCGGAACAGCACCACCGCTGTGCTCTGAGGCTGGAAACAACTGGACCTGTGTGACTTCGGCTTGGAAGGGGCGCTGAGACGCGATGAACGCTCTCAGGCGGTCGTGCTCGTCATCCACCAGTCCATATCGCACCGTGACGTGGTTGGGGTCCACGTCCTTACCGGGGTCCATCAAGTCCTGCTCCTTGATGGCGGCTCGGGCGATATTCAACTGGATCGACGCAGTACTGGTCGGATCAAGCTCGACCTGTGTACTGCCGTAGGAGTGTTCCTGCTTCTGAACCTCCTCTGCACTCAGTTGCACATGCACGGGTTATCCTTCGATGAGTTTAGCCTGCAACCGTGTCGAACGAGCGTAATTACCCACAATCGTCTCCAAGAACTTCCGATCCTCGTTGGGGTGCTTGTCCCGAATCATCTCCAACACATTCATGGTGCCGTCCATGAGAGGAGTCACTTCCTCAACCTGCATCTTTCCCACCCCGTTGGGCCTGACTCTGGCCATCAACTCCAAATTCTTTGCCCCCGGTCGGAGCACAAACATTTCTACGTGCATCTGGTCCTCCAAACACCTACATTATACCATATTTCATTGGTAAAATCTAGTATTTCATCAAATGCACTTTCTTCCACATGTCGTAGAGACCATCCGGGGTCTGAAGCGCCTCTCTGACTCGTTTCACTCGGTTCAAGAAACCTTGACGTTCCCCATCCGTCATGCTCGGGTGTCGGGCCACCAAGGCTGTCCAGTCGGCGGCATCAATGGACGCGGTAATCTCTTTTCTCAGGTTCTCCGGGGGCTTGGCATCACCTTCCATCCACTGTCCCACGGAGATCGACCGGAAGTAGAACGACCCCTCGTCATAGGCATCAGGCATGCTGTAGCCGTTATCGATGGCCACAGGATTACCCTTGTGCCCCATCACGTTGGCGTGATGACGATCCATCGATCCGATAGCGTAGTCCAGCACCGCCATTCTGGTGCCGCCGTCTTCCTCCATGTTCCCCATGTCTCCATCGGCATCGATCATCAATTGGAAGGAGCCGCCCTTCGGATTGGGTGCTTCAGAATTCTTCGGGCCACCGTCTCCACTACCTTCACTACGGTAGCCCTGACTCTTCCGCCACGCCGTGAACGACTGGATCTTGCTGTCATACATCCGGGCTTCGGTATCCGCATGACCTTCCAGCCACGAGTCATACTCATCATCCCGATACGAATCCTCGTCAAACGACCCCAACTCTTCCGCGCCTGCTTGGGCCTTCTTTTCGAGGATTTCTCGGATGCGATCTTTCTCGCCGTCAGACAGCGGAGCCGACGTATCGACGTTGGCTTCCTTGAGCACTTCCGCCACATCAATTTCGTCAGGAATTTTGGGCCTGAATGATGGCTTCGACCCCATGGGCAAGTTCGGGTATTCGCGGCCTGCCGCTGCGGCCCCTATGCTGGGATCTTCTTCCTTCATCTCATCCCAGACTTCCTGTACTTCCTCTGTCCGCTTCTCTACCTCTTTGACATGCTCACTCCAGAGGTTGCCCATCTCCTCGCCCACGGCATCCATGGCCTGTTCTTGGGCTTTTTCCTTGTATTTGTCGTATTGTTCTCGGGCGTACTCCGAATCGTATCCACCCTCATCCCCTGAACTTTCTGGGATATCTACTTCGTCTGAGGCATCTTCCCGAAGGATCGTGACAGGGACTGGATTCTTCTCCGGACCAAACAGCAACTCACCAGCTTCATACGCAAAGACCTCACGCTCGGCCAGCGAGAAATTTCTGTTCGTCACATAGTCGGTGATGCTATCGTTGGCGAAGCCACCTTCCCACGTCTCGTTGACTTCCGGCTTGAAAATCGCTTCGTCGCCGTTATCGAACCGCACGCGAAGAGAACCGTTGACGCCTTCACCAAGAGGGTCAGACCCCGTGATACGTCCGGACTTCAACATGGACTCGACTTTGGCGTGCCCCGATACGGGTGGATTGAGTCGAGCCACGACCTCGGGATCACCGGTCAGTCGTGGGGCATTTCCAAACCCTGTGCCCGAAGGGGCATTCATGATATCGGCGTAGTCAGCAGACCCAAACCGCTCCCGCCGACGTTTCATCGGATCGGCGTCCCAACTCGCACCCCGTGACGCTTCTGGGGTACTGCCTAGTCCTGCACTGACACCCTTCACCCACTGCCCACCGGTTGGTGACCCTTTGGGACCACGGGGCTGATTGCGATTGAATTTCAGCACTTTTTCATACGACACGGGTGGTCGCAGTAGTGCCCGGATTCCTGCAATCAATTGCCGGGTGATGTGGGGCATGGTGTCCTACGTGTGCTTCTTCACGAACGTGACGGACGTATCTTCGTCTTCTTCTGGCAGAGGATCACTTGGCAGATCATTCGTCCACGAATCATCCACGGGTTCGCCCGACGCTCGTTGCTGCGCCAAATGTTTTCGCAATGCCTCCCGCTCTTCAAAATCATCCGATGAATCGATCATAGCTATTCTCTCCTTCACGTTCCATCACTTCGACTCTCACTTTGTGGACTCTCCGATGGTTCTCTAGCCCAGCACTCCGCAATTTCTGACTGATGGTCACCGTGTCTTTCTGATGCTTCTCAGCCACGCCACCCCACTGTGGCACGGACACCATCCTCAGCAGGGTCTTGCCATCCCGCTTCATCCATGTCCACCCAGTGATGCCATTCTTCACCAAGATTCCATGGATGTATTCCCGCGTGGTGGTATCGACCCCGCCTTCAAATGACAATTCTACCGCAGGTTGGCAATCTTGCCCTCCACACTTCTTCAGGATGAGCACGCTATCCTGATTGAAGGCTTTAGCCGTCCGTGCCACCAACTTCCGGGCCTCACCATTGCCCCGGTAATACACCTGCCACATCGACTCCGACCCACCATCCCATCCACCGACACCGGGCTTCACAGAGACTCTGGAGACTCCCGGTAGGGCACTCAGGGCCTTCTTGAATTCTCCCATGTGCTGGAAGACGACCTTGTTCTCCTTATGCTCGGGGTCATACACAGGTCGCTGACTGGTCATCGCCACCCGTGTGAACTGCCCCTCGTCATCCCGTGGATGCTGGGATTCGTCCCACTTCATCACCGCATACGACTCGGGCAACAATGCCGTCTTTTGAGTCGCAAACGGGCGTTGCTGGGGCGGAATCTTCTTGTAATTCCCTTCGGCATCGTAATTGTGACGCCCAAAGTTCACCCACGAATTCTGCCCTCGTGTTTCCGTGGTCAGCGCACGACGTGCCGATGCCGACAACATCTGCGAGTGTGACCGCCACGCATTCTCCTCACCACGAGGACCGAATCCATATCCGCCTGCGGCATGCCCAAAGTAGTCATGCACGGCTCGGAACATGTCATTGGTGGTCAATCCGGTCTCGGAATCATGTGCCGCCATGAACATGTTCGGTTCGCCACCCGTGTAGAAGAACATATGCTGATTCGTGCGAATGTCCTCCACCATCTCGGCAGAATTCTGATACGGCTGTCCCTCCTTGGCCCATGGCGTAAATGTCACCCCACTTTTCACAATATGATCGAACTGCTGCCTCACTTCCTGCGCCAATGCCTTATACGCCTCTCGGACCTCTGGATTGCCACTATCATCCAGTGGGAGCGCATCATAGGCATCAGCAATGGTTCCCGCTCGTGCCTCATCCAGCGTCACATAATCATGCTGAACAGGCGGCAACCCGTGCTTCGCGTTATACGCATCAGCTACGGCTTGGACTTCGGGGACGGCTTCTGGTCGTCCTGTGGTGGCCTTCGCCGGTACTGTGCCTCCTCTTCCGCTTCCTGTTCGGGCGTGAGGTTGCGGGGCTTTCTCTCCACCTTGTCCGACTCCTTCGGTAAATTGTCCTCCACTCGGACCTCCTTTTGGTTCTCGTGGGTGTTTCGACGCATCCCATTTTAGCACAGCCTCAGACATGGTCAAAAAGGCCACATAAATGACCTGTTCTTGCTTTTTGACCACCTTCACCGGGTCCACGTCCTCTAGGGACGACTCCCAATCCGCATACTGCTTTCCACCCTGTGGCCCCAGTGCCGCCACCACATCGGCCAGTTGATACTGACGCACCTCGTGAATCATCTCCGGTGGGACCGTCTCTGTGCTGGACATCTCCGTGCGACGTGCTTGTGCCCACGACCCTGATGGTCCAAAGGCATGCTTGTTGGCAGGCTGGAAGTAACGACTCGCCTCCGGCTTGAACACAATCACCGTGATGGTATCCACGGAGTCATTCGACGCCATCGCCGCATAACTCAACGCGACCTTTTCACTCGTGGATGCAAACCCCTTCCCCACAGGAGAACTCCGATCCATCTCACTGAGAGGCTTGAGTCCTTCCTTCAAAATCTTCTGGGCCAGTTCATTCGACGTGCCATGATAAGCGAACCGTCCCTTACCATCGCGTGGGTGTTGACTCTCATCGAACTTTTGCACCGTGCTCCAGTCCACGCTGCTCATCCAGTGCGGCTTGCCCCGGTCCTCGGCCTGAAGGTCAATCACGAGCGTGTCTGCCTTCTGTGCCATCTGGCCTCCGGTCGTCACCGTAATGTTCTTGAACAGCGGGGCGCGATCTCTCCACGCATCCCACAGCCACCGATCTCTGGTGCCTAGCAACACGGATTCATGCTCGGACTGGTTATTCTCCCCGTAAACTGGGAGTGATAGAACTGACGTCGGTGGGGCCTCGATGCGGAGCACGACACGCACGGGATCAGGTGGTAGGTCTCCCACACCACCCCAATCATTCGCCACATCGGCGGTGCCGGTCGTAGACTGTGCGCCTGCTCGTTTCAATTGCAATGCCGGGAGTTTGATGAACGCTAAGGCCCTACCCTGAGTAGACTCATGGTATGCCGCCACACGCCGCTGCACTGCCGCCTCGGTCGTCTCAATCTCTGCCACGTCCGTCTCACCCGGATCGATATCCTCTTTGGGGCGAACCATCACCACTTCTTTCTCGACCACAAAATGCTCACCCATGTAATCGAACGTGACGTACTCTTCTTTCTCTCGCCCCGGTTCCTTCCTGTGAAGTGCCTTCACATTCGCGGGTGGTGCGACAGGCTTCGCGTTGGGCGTGAACATCTCACGGGGTGTGGTTCTCACCACGTCCCCCGGAAGCATCAACCCGCGATACACGTCAATCTTGTCTTCCCCGGCCTTCTTCATCACCATCTGGGTGACTTCCCACTGTGCGCGGACATAGGCTTGGAGTGTTTCAATCCCGCCGACCGACTTCGCATCGAGTTCAGCGTACTCCACCTCTCCCGGCGTCATACGATGGTGCCCACCCAACTCTCTCGCCGCCGCCAACTGCAACGACAACCCCAGTCCTTCACCAGACTTGACCTTCCACGACTCCCACACCTCACTGATAATCTTCTTGCTGCTCAGGTCATCTGAGAGCGTCATCTGGTTCGTGGCCCAGTCCTTCGCGTTCTGAGTGACTTGAGCAATGGTATTGGACGCCGCAACCACTTCCCCCGCCGCATTCTTCGCCACATAACTCGGATGGCTCTCGGTGTGGTTGCGACTCTCATGCACGGTGAACGTGGGTGGCTCGGTGGGCAATGGCTTCAGTAGCCCTCGCTCCTTCCGAAGCTCATCCATTCGAAGCTCTGTCAGCTTCAGTGCGATGGCATGGGTGCGTGCATAGTTAGCATCGGAGTGTGTACCTTCCTTCACCCCTGTGGTCCACCGATCCGGTTCACCGGGCTTAGTAATGACATTCAGCTTATGCTCAATCATGAATGACAGTTTGTCCCGGTCTAGTAGATTGTTCCACTCCGCACTGATCTGCTCCGATTCTAGTTGACTGACACGCTCTGAATAACTCTCTGACTCCAACGCCTTCTCGACTGCCTGTAGATAGTTCTCGTTGTAGGCGGCATCCCAGTGCTCTTTGACGATGTTCTTCTGTTCAAGCGTCAATTCTTCACCGGACGTAAACCGCAACGCATCCAAATCCAACTCGACCGTGCCCCCGTGATTTTTCCTACCACTGGGATACCACCCCGCTTCTTCATGATCGCCAGCCCCATAATCGATGGTGTCAGGGTCCAGCGTCTTATGTAGACTCAGGGTCAACGGGAGTGTGGAGTCCGTGTCCTTGAAGGGCTTGGCGTGATCGAGTGTGGCAATCGTATCTTCGAAGGCTTTATCGAGAACACCTTGATTATCTCTCCCCACCTCAGCCCGAACCTCATCCTCCAATCCTCTCGTATCTACATCAAGGTTTCCATATTGCTCTTCCTCCCATGCAGAACGCACGGCATCTTGGGTGCTGTCATCCACTTCGTCCCATATCTTCGGCTCGGGAGTCTGGTCATACCTAGCCGTCTTCACCGCCTGTGGCAGAAGTTTCTCGACGGCTATGATCCCGGTCTTCGCCTGCTCAGCTAAGACAGGATCAGACGTAGCTGACCCTACTCGACCTGTCGCCGCGAATTGCCCACCCTCTGACGAGCCTCCGGGTTCTCGTGGGTGTTTACTCTCATCGAACGCCGCTTCCTTCTTGGCAACTGATTGCAATTTCTTCCACAGCGGCACGTCGGAGTAGGCGCGAACTTCGTGCAGGAAAGCGTCAGAGCCTGTAGTAACTAAGGCTTCTATTGGAATTTGTGCTGATGGAATGGTCAGCGTTTGAATGTCTTCAGGCTTCAGCTTCGCTAGATGCTCCTGTCGCCCAAACAGAATGGGATTCTTGAGAATGGGTATATCTGAATGCCCACGCAACTGCAAATACGCATTCAACGTATCCTTCATCAAACTGCGACGAAGCCGTTCCTTCTCTTCGGGGGCCAAGACACCAATGTGTCCATAGGTTTTCCCTCGATCTTCATCAGCATACTTACCTGTGGGGTCAGATACCCACGCCCCTTTCAGGCCATGGACGTTCCCTTCCCAGAAATCCTTCGCATACCCTACGGCATTATCCAGCGACCCCTTGGGTAGCCCAGCTTCCTGTTCATCTTCTCGTGCCCACTTCTCCAAAACATCAATGTCTAGCTCACCTCGGGCAATCTGAACGGCTCTCCGCAACTCCCTCTGGATGACCGTAGCGTCCTCTCTGGACGACGTAAAGGACACGCCGAGTGCTTGGCCCCCGCCTAGCCCTCCGTCCTCTCTCAGCCCTAGCAGGACGCCTGACGCCTCCACAGCCGGGGCATTTGTGGTGACGTGAAATAGCGTCTCTGGTAGCTTCTCACGGGGTATTGGCTCACCCGTCAAGAGCCGTCCTGACGGCTTCCCTGTTTGTGGGTCCAGCCACCGCCACGACTTCTCACCCCAACTCGACTCCTGCTCCACCTCAGAAGGCCGATTGAAGATACGTGGCTCACTAGCCTCAATGAACTTGCCATCCTTGCCGCGTGGGTGGAGTGCTGCGTCAAACTTCTTGGTGAGACCACCCAGACCTTCAGGCTTCGATGGCTCTGGCGTCGTATAGAACGCCACCCCACCATCATCGAAGACCACCTTCGCCATGGTGGCCCGTGCGGCTGGGACAGGGAGCCAGTTGTTGTCCAGATAGACAACAGTGCCTGACCGTCCGTGAACCGTGATGGGCTGCGGGATCATGACACCAGTTCCTTAATCCGCGCCTGCCGTGCTCGGTGCCACGTATACATCCCGCTCGTCATCTTCACCCATGGTGAATCGAGACTCGGCGTGTGCTCTTCATACGCCCACGACTTCGGGTGGCGTAAATACCGGGTTACCTCTGCAATGGTTTCGTTGATCGCCGTGTCATACGATCCGTTACGACTCTTTACCGCTTCCGGGGTCCAGTACGACTTCGCGTAGGCACTATGCCCGTTCTCCTTGACCATCTCGGCTGAGATGCCGGAGAAGATATTCGCAGGGCCACCCGACAATCCAGACAGCGCCATGGATGCCGGGAACTCCTTGGCCATCTCTTCGTAGTATTCCGGTTTCAGTTTCCGGTAGGAATGAATCACCACATCCCCAGCCACACCACCAAACCGCTCGTGATACCACGCCGTATGATTCTGGCCATCAGGAGTGACGGCCTTCGCCAGATATCGCTGGAACTCCCGGTCGGCCACACTCTTCATCGTGTGCCAGACGAAATGGGATAGCTCATGGCTCACGATGCCCCGCACTATCGACGCATCACCATAACTCAAGTCACGCACATTGATTTCAATCTGCTCGTTAGATGGTTGATAGTGACCGGCCTCGGTGAACTGCTTATCACCCACCATGAATGACGGCGGGTCTTTGTCCACCACGTTGATGTGCCACGGACTCACGCCCATCTTCTCGGCTTCGCTGTTCGCCAGATTCGTCACCACCTCGATCTTCATGAGGGGTGTCTGGGCCTTCAGTGCGGCATCAGCATCCAGTTGCTTCATCTCAGCGGCTTTGAGTGCCGCCTTGGTCTTTAGATACTCGGGATCACTGAAGACTCTCTCTTCCACGGCGGCAATGTTGGCCGTGTCATCAGGATTGAATGGTTTGGTTTCTTCCACAAACCGATCCCACGCACGATTGGCATGGGGTAGATGGGCTTCTTTCGCCGCAAAGAATTCATCATCAGCGGCCATTACTGCGGCATTCAAGTCAGACCACTTCTTCCGCTCGGGACCACCACCCTCCATGTCATCTGGCTCTTCACCCGGCTGACGGAGCGTGCCTGACCGTGCAAACTGCCCTTCCTTGTCTCTGGGATGCTTACGCTCATCCCATGCCGCCTTCGTATTTAGCTTGTGAAACGCACGCTCCGACCAATTCTTGAGTTGTGATGGCTCGACGGGCGTCTGAAGCTGACCACTCTGATAGGAGTCAAAATCATTCTCACCCTGCGGCGACATATCGATTCGAATAACCTGAGCTTTGTATTCGATGTTCCAGTCGTCCGCGATGATGCGTGCCTGTTGTATGGTCAGTGGAGCTTTAATCTCGACACCACCATACTGACCCGCTGAATACCTCACCACACCTGCCGCCATCACGGCCCCAAGATTTGGTGGGAAGCCTTGGCCTTCCTGTGTCAGTGCCTCAAACACCACGTCGGAGTGTTCTCGCACCTGACTGGCGAGTCGAGTGCCATCAGGCAACAAGAGCTTCGTCTTCCTCGGCTCATCGGTGATGGTGACGGGCTGGTAGTCCTCATGCTCATGCTTGTTCAATCCCTTGGCTCTATCCAATAGACGGGACACGATACGTGCAGAGCGCGTCCACTGGCCTTCCTTATCTCTGGGCTGTGCTGGGTCAAACGCCACCTTCAGACTAGCGGCTTTAGTCTTGGCTTCATCCTCTGCAATTGATTGCAATGCCTCGGCCTGAATCTGTGCGGTGGCATTGAATTCCAGATACTGGAGAATGTTATTGGTGGTTTGCTTCAGGAAGGTATCGAAGCTGCCGACGCCTACAAAACTTGGCTTCCCCTTGGCCACCATATTGGCCCCGAACACACCAAGGGAAAGGAGCATGTAGGTGATCCATTCCCTGTTTTCTGTCCCCACTTCCGCCATGTCAAGGTCAGTGACCAGACGGCGTGCTTCATCCCATTTATGGTCCAGACAGGCGTGGGTAATGGCTGCGTAGGTGGGGGCTGACTGAATACGCCATGACCTGAGAAGACGGCGTTGGAACGCCTTCTCCAGAGCGATATACGTTCTCAGGTCTACAGTCTTCGCCACGGGATGTGGCTACCTCGACGCCGCGACAATCGTAGACAGGTCCGCATCATCAGACCCGAACACCACCATGGCGAGGAGACTGTTGAATGCTCTCAGGTCATCCGGCACCAATGACTCGACCTGTGCATTGATCTCCTCAGCGCCTTCCGCCGTCATCTCTTGTTTCTTGGCCAGATTCGGCATCAATCCCTGATACATCGCGTAGTCCTGCACCAACGCCAGCAAATCCGCCGCCGCTTTTCTTTCCCTCGGTTTGGCGATGATCTTCTGCCCCGGCTTGGGCTTCGGGTGCATCTCATCACCCGGCTTCAGCACGACGTGCGTCTCTTCCTTCTCCTTGGGTGGCTTCGGCTCGGGCTTCGTTCCCGCCTTCACTTCCTCAATGTGTGCTGGGAGCTTGCCTGAATCCATCTCATCAGCGGTCGGCGTGTTCTTCAGTGGCATGTTGTCTGGCCCCACACCCTGTGCAGGCATCTCGGCCAACTCCAGCGCCATGCTGCTGACCGTGTTGATCTCCTTCAGGTAGCTCTCTCGGGTGGCAAGGGTGGCTGACAACTCCAGCGCCTTCAACTGGGTCTCCACATCCTTCAGCGTGATGGGCTTGGACTTGAACACGAGTGTCTTCAGCCCTAGCTCCTTCATGATGGTCTTGTTGACCATCTCATCGAACTCGGCACGCTCTGGCAGGAATACTTGGGCCTCGGCCACCATATAGCTCACCTGTGCGGTGGCGAAGTTGTAGTCAGACGCATAGCCAAGGAATAGTGGTGGCAGTCTGAAGCCGATCCGGACATGCTCCTTGGTGGACTCATCGTACTGGGTATACATGGCGTCTTGAGACTGGGCACTGCCAAATCTCTCGACCTTCACATCGACCTTGCCTGCCGCATCCAGTGAACCACTGGATGACTGAACCTCAACCACCACCGCTCGGTTCTTGTTCTTATTCAAACCCGACAGGTACATGCGAAGCTGGTCAGACGTATCCTTGATGAGCGTGCCACCCTGAATAAACACGATGGCCGGGGGCAGGCCACCAGCATCCAAGAACTGAAGGTTCTGTTCCTCAGCCGCACGGGAACCAATGACCGATGGAAGCTGGTTGATCCAGCGCGGGAGCCAGTAAGGCGTGGTCACGTCAGGGTTAATACCCAGACACAGCAACTCCGACCCACGCTGCTCCGGTGGGACTTTCTTGCCTTCTTCTTCCCAATCGCCTGTGTCTCGGTTAATATGACGGGTCGTCCCGAACTCGCGGTAGTAAACCTGCTGCTTCAACGCCACAGTCTGGGCGAACCTTCGTTCGCGTTCCCAGATGAGCAGTTCCACTTCCTTCCCATCACGCATGACCTTCTTCTTGACCTGAATGGGCTTGTCCAGCTTCACCATGCGTATGTGAGCCGTCTCCACGCTCCTGAGACCCACGACCTCTTCGGCCATGTTCCTGAGCACTTCAATGAATCCATACCCCACCGACTCCATCTGCCGCCGCAACTTGCGACGGATCGACACCATGGAGATGTTCGGGTACGGCTCTTCGAAAAATGCCTTGGCCTTCTTCTCCTCGTCCTTGTTGATGTCCTTGCCTTCCTCCACCGGGACAAATTCGTGCCCTGTGCCATCGATGTTGACTTCCATCGCTTCGATGCACTGGTTCAGGACATTGTTGGTTTGGACAAGGTTGAGTAAGACATTGGGTTCGAATGGCGGCATCAGGAACAGATTGTTCTGACTGCCTGACGTGAAATAGAGGCTTGACCATTCGTCCTCTAGTTCGACGGCGCTATGCGCCATCACCATCCACGTTTCACCCTTGATGACCTTCTGGATGAACGTAATCTTGTGCTCGGGCCGGTCAGACTTGGACGCGGTGTCCCCAATCAACTTCAGCATAGGCCACCTGACAAATCATGCCTTGCAATTAAAGAAGATTGTTCAGTCTACGGATTTTTGCACTCAATTGCAATGACTAACATCTCACCAAGAAGTGAGTGCGCTTCGGATCGTCAGCACACCTAATCGGCCCCACGATGGCGTCATTCCCTCGGATCACCATCATCCACCCAAATTCTGTCCCGGCTGGGTTGTTGCTGTTGCAGTGCTCCAGAATCTCTTCATCCGTGGCTTCCGACACCGCGCACACACGCATATGGCAGAATCCCACAATCGGAGCCACCGTCTCGATACGCTTCGACATGACTTCACCCCAACGGATTCTGATACCGACTGCCCCATGGTTTGTAGGCGTTCGGGTCTTTCTTCGACTCGTCGGCTGACAGCGGCACCACACGCCGTTCACCCAGAATCATGCCCTCTCGCGGCGGTCCACTCTTCTCAAGAGCAGCGGCCTCGGTATCGGCTTCCACGATGTAGGCCGTCGTCCAGACTTCATACATCACCCACTTCATGACTTACTCCCAAACTCTTGAATGACACGCTGGCATTCGGCTTCATCCATGTGGCCAATGTGGGCATGTCGTTTACTGCCCATCACCTCGGACAATTTCTTGTAGGCTTGGCTTCGCTTAATTCCCTCACGCTTCCACCAGCCATCAAAGGCCGCATGCGCCTTGATACGTGCTCTCCTCATGCTCTCGGTGGCCAGTGACCCCTTCGGTGCTCCTGAGTCTTTGTGCGCCCCGACTCGACGTGTGCATCCTTGGTGGGGGCACATCCAGACACGACCAAACGAATGCCCATGGTAGATCACGGCGTCATCCACCAACACCGCTTCGACGTCATGCTCTGGGCATTTCAGACTCACGACTTTTTCTCCACAGATTTCGGGTAATATGTCTGGCCCATAATGGACAGGGTTCGCCGCCAGTTCTTTTCATCGAAGCAGTCCTCACTGCACACCCCAGCCGTGAACTTCTGCCATGGGGCGGTGACGGATGCTTCGTAGTCCACCCCACAGATGCAACATTTCAACGGCATCTTAGAGAACATGGACCTCTTCCCATTCCCCATCACGGGGCAGAAGAAACTGTTCTTTCTCGGCCTCCGTGAATATGGTCGCGTCCGTCTTCGACGTCCACCCAAATTCATTCGACCAGTACAACGCCATCTCGCGTCTGACCAGTCTGCGTCTCGGTTTCCGGTTTCGAATGACCCATGGCATGTTATTGGTCCTCTTGGTCCTCTTCTGTTGGACGATCCCACCCCGGATTATCTCCAAACACCTTGCCCCACCATGGGCGTCGATGCCATGCCGCGTGAGCGTGGCACCAGCGGCTCCGTTCGAAGCACCCCATGATGGCCCACTCACGGCCCATCGTCTCCCACCGCTTGGCGACGGTCTCGGGGTCACGCCACTGTTCCTTCATGGCGTCCCACCACTGCCGCCACGTCATGGGTGGCTGAGGATCGATGAGCATCAGCATCACTTCCTGCGGTATTCCAGTGTCGCATTCCCCTTCACACGCCACCGGTCAGCCGGAAACTTGATCGCCATGGCAAGACGATACTTCTCGGCGTCCTTGAACGTGTCGAACACCTTCTCGTCCACCACGTTTCCCGTGTCACGATTGTAGCCCTGCACCACGTATGGCATTTACTTCACCGGCTTGAATGACTTCCACACCGCCACCACACCAATGACGACGGCCACCACCCACTCGGCCACCAATATCTCGTCCAGTATCACGACTTCCTCCACAAGTCCGTTACCTTCACGGACCCGGCTTCACGAACTCGCCTTTCGTAATCGGTCTCCTTCGGGCCTCCAGCCAGCACGCGCAATATCCGCATGGCGCGGTCGTAGCCATCATCGGTGCCAAACAACCGCATGGCTTCTCTGATCTTTGCGCGTTCCTGCCACGTCATGGTTTACGTTTTCCTTTGGCCACTGGTATCCCCAACCTCTTGGCTATTCTCTCGACCTGTTTACGGGTCTGTCCGTTTCTGATTTGACGATACCCTGTCGTGTTCGTGTGTCTCCGTGACCGCTTCATAGACTTCCTTCTTGAACACCCCGGTAGGACAGAGCATGTTCTCACTGTCACCAAAAATCTCAATGTGCTCTCTCCGCAGAAGGCCACAGTTACGACACTTTTCAAAACGACAGACGCAGAGTGGCTGGGCACTCAAATCCTCCCATTTCACTCCACACCACTTACAGAATATCGGCATTCTGCACCTGTAGCTCTCGCGCCCCACAGACACATACACGAAAATACACGCGACGACCATCAATGATTTCCCACTGACGACGCCAATTATGCGAATGATCAGTAGCTTGCACCGCCGTGACGATCAACAACGCTTGCCATGCGTCCCATGCGTCAGACTCTCGGTCGGCAGCGGCTGGTCCATCGAATGACCATCCTCGCGTTTTAGAGTCATTTGGAACCGTCGCAAGGAAACCAGCACGAAACGCCTCTCGCAACGTCGGCAATTGGACAGGAGCAATATGCACTCGGCATTCTTGCCCACACTTCGGGCACCAGCGCCAATCACCAGCGATAGGAACGTTACAACACTCGGTGAACAACGTTTGATCACTCATCAGACCTTACCACCACCTGAGACTTGAGCAGTTCCACCGTGTTCTGGAACGCCTTCATCAACACGGCTGGATCGATGCTCACGGCATACACCTCACCGCTTCGGGCCATGCCTGCCATCACGCAATCACACACCATATCGATCACGTCGATGAGGTTCACATCATCACGCACGCCATCCGGTTGAAGAAGATGATGACGGTTCAACTGACGATGCCGGTCCCACCACCCGGTCTGTTTGAAGCCCGTGATGAAGTCCGCATGGAAGCTGTCAATGTCTGTGAGCTTGTCGAAGTCATGACGACCTGCGGCCTTCAGCAACTCGGACGCCATGAAACCCAACGCCGCATGCACGTCTCCCATATGCTGGAGACTGCTGGCAAGGAGCGTCTCTTTGGAGACGTTGGCATAGTCACACGTTCTGGTGTCGGCAGTCTCACTCTTTCGAATCTCAATCATGAATCATCTCCTTTGCAATCGATTGCCAGACTCCATCTGCCCGATGACTTGCTGGACCTGACCCTTGAGCTTCTTGATTTGGAGCTTCGCCATCTTCCGATAACCGGAATGCGGTGGGATACCTTCCAGCACACAGTCTTCCAGCTTCTCGATGGTCTTCCACATTTCTTGCCACTCGGCTCTGGTCAATGACATCAGTGTCTCCGTCGATTACGTTCTACTAGACCACCAGAAATAGTTTTGATGCCGGGTTCAAAATGGTATTTACACGTCTGCTTGTGCTTAATCGACAACGCAAAACGCTTGGACTTGGCACCACATTTCAGGCATTTCAAACGATTGCCGTCAACGACAATGTTCTTGCTACGTGTAAGTCGAGCCAAATCTATCGTCATCGGATCACCGCGAATACCTTCGGGCCACTCTCTTTGAACGGCGCATCATCAGGCCCCTTCGGGTAGGCATCCACCCAGATGAGCTTCCGATCACTCCGTCCCGGCCCACAGGGCTGGAGCTTCGCATGGCCCTTCACAATGAACCGCACCTTCAGCTTCCGTCCTGTGCCAGCCTCTAACGGCTCTACAGCGGTCGCCTGCGTCTTCCTGAGTGCAATGACACGCACCGTGGGCTTGAGGTTGAATTCCTTCTCAAACCGCTTCCGCGCATGCCGCTCGATATGGCCAGCTTCCTGCGTCAGCTTCGGCTCAATCTTCTTCTTCGTCCCCGGCACGGTCTGCCTGAACCACAGGCAGGACATCATGAAGAACAAGCTCAGTTCCCACACCACATTCATGGTGACACGTTCACCAACTGCCCATGGGTTACCGGCTAACTTCCCCTTGCCGGTGTAGGTATCTCGATACAACTGTCCGCTCATGGCCATCATCTCTTTGATGGAAAATTTCACCGGCCACGACCACTTCGTAGATGGTAGGATTCTCCCCTTCATCACCTTCTGGTCCACGACATACGCCGAGAACTGTAAGGCAGGCTCCTTACGATCTGTGTGCCATGACCACAGCAATGCCGCCGTGGTTCCTGCGGACACCGGACTCGACGCGACCGGATATGGCTCCGCAAACCAAAACCACCCGGCTCGGGCTGTGGGAATCTCTACGGAAGAAAGTGGCGAGTCATGGGGGATCGACTTCGCACCCTCCATGATGGCGTGCATGGTATCGGCGTTGAATGAAAAGACCTCGGACACCCGCAGGGCATTCAAGTCTTCCTGCAAATCCATGTAGTCTACTTGGCGCATTTCCAAATCTTCAGGCGATAGCTGCTGAATCACCTTCAGCGACTGGATCGCTTCCACTTTCTGGTCCAGTGCAATCTGCCAGTGAGGAAGTTTTCCAAACGCATTATCTCGGAACGCACTCAGCGGCACGTCAGCCGAAATGATCTGACCTTCGTTGTGTTTGCCTTGCACGTCCCAGAACGTGATCAGCTTCTCGGCCAGCGCCACGTCTTCCGGACTCTGGTAGGGATTAAACTCAGGACCGCTCGGGGCAATGAAACACGACGGCTCACCGTTCGGCGCGATGGCGAACTGCACCAGACTCTGGGCTTCCAACTCGGTGATACGCTTCGCCGCTTTCTCCTCCGGCATGTTCAGGTGGCGGAACAGCAATGGTCCCAGCGTGGGGGCGATGTTTCCATACTTCAGTAACATCGCCGCCAACGTGACCGGTTTGAATCCTACGGGTATCCGCATCATGCCCATAACGCTCCTCCTTGAGCTTGCCGATCATACACGCATGCAATCTGTTTGTCAAGAGGGTTTAGCGGGTGACTGTGCTCTGGCTATCTGGAGCCGCACCCAATCTGGGACGTCTTCACATTCCTCGGGGGTAGCCGTTCGCACGGTACCATCTTCCTGCCACACACCAATTGACCAGCAATAAACGCAGGCCGTTAAGTCACCGGGCTGAAGCATGGATTCACCGGGGAGTGGTGGGGTATTCATCACACCTGTGACGGCATCGATCTTCCGACCACAGACACCACATCGATGCTCCACCAGTCTGGCTTTGCCCACCCACACGTGCTCAGTCATGGTGACCTCTTGAACTTTTTCACCTCTCCCCAGTTCGGCCCTATCTTAGCATCGGCTGCAAACTTCAACTGTGGATTCCACCCCACCTTTTCGAAGGGTAGGTTCTCCATCTGGTCTATCTGCCGGATAACAATCTCCTCGACCAAATCCTCGGGCACGTAGTTCAGAATGGAATCATGACAGGCTCCAAAGCATGGTGCGATAGCTGCGAGTCCAGACTGATGTTCCAATGCGATGGTCCACAAGACCATATCAGTCAGGCATCCTTGCACCGGACTATTGATCGCCTGCCGTTCCGCCTTCGCGGCCACCTCACGGTTGGGTGACTTAATCAATGGCAGATGGCGAATCCTGCCAAGCGGAGTGCGGACTTGTTTGTGCTGTCTCGCCTGATCCACATACACTCGATGGTACACCAGCAACTTCGGATACTTCTTGAAGAACGTCTCTCGGAACTCGTGCGCCTCATCCCACGTCAACGTCACGCCGTAATTGGACCGGGCGTAGTTCACGAACCCATCTTCCTTCATACCAAAGACCAAACCAAAGTTACCAGCCTTGCCAAGCTGCCGGGTCTCTTCGAACGTGTGCGTGTCCGTCTGCTCCAGCGCCATCAGCGCCTCATACGTGAAGCCAGCAAATGGTGCGGCGGTGTCGGCGTGAATGTCCTTACCCGATTTGAACACCGCAATCATGTTGTCTTCGTGCGCGATGCACGCGATGACTCGTAGTTCCCCCTGCCCGTAGTCCCGTTCCACCACCACGTAGCCCGGTGGGGCGGGGAAACAGCGCCTGATACGCTGCGCCCACTTCGTGTGCTTGGGCACCGTCTGGAAGGCCGGATCTTTACAGGACAACCGACCCGTCTTGGCCCCGCCTTCATCCTCGTCTCTATTACCCACGAACAGATAATACGTGGGATGAAATCGACCATCAGATCGGAGATGGCTCAGGAAGCCTTTGACGTAGGTGTTGTACGTCTTCATCACGCCGCTGTCTTCTCGGATGAGGCTGATAAACTCCTTGGCCTTCGGGTCATCGGAGAACATCTCCAGATGCTCCATGGCCGTACTCGGGCGTTTGATACCGTCCTTGTCGTCCTTGGCGGTATACATCTTGGGCTTCAAGTTCAATCCCATGGGGGAGAACATGAAATCCGTGAGCATGGCGGCTTTGGTGAGGTTCATTCCACCGGGTTTCGATGGGTCACCATGCTTCACATAGATGCGGCCACCCATGATCTTGACGGCTTCTTTCACGAGTCGTGCGTGCTCTGTCTCCAGATCGAACTTCAACTGCTCGTAAGCGTCCTTATCGATCAGGATGCCACCCTGCTCCACCTGTTCGAAGGCTCTCGATGCTGGGTGCAGAATGTTCACGTAGAAGCTGGTCAGCCTCTGGTCTCTCAGCAACTCCTTCTTCATGGCGTCAGCCACCTGAAGGTCGGCATCCACGTCGCCACCCGCATAAGGGAGTAACTGGTCTGGAGGTACTTGGTCCATCCGGCCCTTGTCCACGGTCCTATCGAACACGTCTGAATACCCGGCCAGCGATGGCACGTAAATCTTGGTATGCACATCGAGCGCGTTGCTGCGATTCTCATCGAGCAAGCTGCCCACGATGGTGGTGTCGAACTTGAAGTTCGTGCAACTGATTGCAGCACGCTTCCACAGCCAGTGCAGGTCGTACTTGAAGTTGGCTCCCTTCATCTTCACCATGTCCGACCGCAACAGGAATTCAAGCTGCTCCCGCAAGAACGGATCTTGAAGTCGTTCTGTCTCATGCTGCCGGGACGTGAACCGGATGACCGATGCCTTCCCAGCCTCACAGGTCGCCTGTATGGTCACGATGTAGGCTCCGGGGTAGCTCAGGGTCGGTAGGGCGTAAGGGTCCAGTCCCAGCGTCTCCAAGTCCTTGGTGACGTCCACCGGCTCCCCAGACGCCTTGTAGCGGGTCTCAATAGCCTCACAGAGACCGGAGAAGTCATGGACATAGGTGTAAGCCCCATAGATCGGGGTCCACTTCCCTGTGAGACAGAATCGAATGGCGAGGGTCACATCGGTCAACAGGTCCACGTAGTACCCGTGGTCGATATCCCCAATCTCAGGGCTGTAGGACACCAGCACCGGCACGCTGCCCAGCATCACGGGCAGAGTCCGGTAGGACGTGGTGGTCCTATTCTTGGCGAGTAGCTTGTTCTCTTGGAGCTTCTTGAGGGAGTCTGACCCCAGCGCGAGAATGACCGTGGTGTCTGATGGAACGCTGTAGTCCGAGACGACGGTGATGGGTAACTCTTGGACGGATCGTAGGATGGGTGACAGAACCGCCAGTGTCTTGGCCGATGGTGTCTTGGTCCAGATGGTCAACAGCATGAATGTCCTGCACAATCAGCGTCTTGCGACGTGATGCTTTGATGTATGCGTGAGCTTCTTCAGGAGTCAAGAAATTCGCCATCCGACACCACCGATGGGCAGTGTTAATCACAACCCCACCGGAAAATCATTTCAACGCCTCATCATATCCCGAGTCTGACCCAAACTTGATCCGCTGCCACTCCGGGTCTCTCCAGCGGAAGACGGCCACGATAGCAGGCTTGATTTCCTGTATGCGAACCTTCACGCTGAGTGCGACGAACCCTGTCTTCTCTCCGCACTCCTTGAGCTTGGCTTCGTTCAGAACGAACAGCCAGCACTCCTTCTCCTTGATGATGGCGTAGAGACGGAGCTTCTTCATCACCGTCACCCAGAACCCAAGCTCCGTGTTCCCCAACAGGTCCGACTGCACCTCGACGGGCATATCCAGCCGCCATGGTCCCATCCGGAGTGTATGCACCTCGTTGGCCTTCAGTCCGCTGTCCACCGCGTACAGCGTGACGCCCAGTGTATCGGCGGCAAAGTATCCAAGGTTCATGGCTTCTCCTCGCTATTCACCGTGATCGGCTGTGGGTCAGGAAACTTCGTGACGTCTTCCTCTTCGGCTTCAACCTTCTCCACCCGAGCCGCCAGCACCATGCACGCCCAGAACCGATCCCACACCGGTTTCAGTTCTGCCGCCGTCTTGTCCGGAAAGGTTTTCCGGAACGCCGACTTCAAGTCACGGGCCGTCACGGTCACCATCGTCACCTTTTGCTTCATGACAACTCCAATGTAATGGTCTCTGGCAACTCGACAATCTTCATGTGGAACAGGGGCTGGCCGAGAAACGTGGCATCGAACTCCCATTCCTTCTCAGCCACCGACACACAGATCCAATCAATGTCCACGTCGATGGCCGGGAACAGCACGCTGCACCGGATATCCCCCACCTTGACCGAGCGAAGAAGCTCCAGTTCCGTCTTGGCCGCTGGAGCATCCCGCCGCATCATGTCTCGGGCGATGGCGGTCACGACTTGCCGCCAATCACCAAGTCCGCGCCGTTCACGACCACCGCCTTCCACGCGATGCCCGTGCCCATCAGGAAGGCCCCGATGACTCGCGGAAGCGGCACGTCACCCGCGTCGAAGTGGTAGCTGCCGTATTTATGGCTTGGCTTCATCTGGACGCCTGACTCTTCCAGCTTCTTCAGTTCTGCGGTCGGATTGTCGGTCCACTCGGCACGAATCGAGATCCCACCGGTCTCATACAACCGGGCGGCAACCTTCACGTGCTCCGTCAGCGCCACGCAGTAATACACGCTGCCACTGCTCGTGCCATGGACCTTCTGGCCCAACGCCTTCGCGTCCTTCAGGCTGATCACCGCGTCCACCGGCTTCGCCGCGAACGCCTGCGCCAACCCCTGCACCGATGCCGTCGCTGATGCCATCTTACCGGTCAGGTCGGCAATCACCTCAGCCGAAGGAGCGCCCGAAGGAACTAGCAAAACCTTCCCATAGGCCGCTTCCAACTTCAACTTGACGTTGAATGCTTCCGTCGCCAGCGGATACGTCTTCAGATACTGCGGTGTCCCTGCGAGAGCCGCCTGCGCCGTTTGCTTGGCGAGAAGCAGACTCGCACCCGTCACCGTCTGAATCGCTTTGATGAGCATCAGCAGATGATCTTTGTCGCCCCCCGTCAGCACGACGGTCGTCAGTTCGCCTGCCGGTGTTTTCGGTAGCCCACCACCGAGGGCCTGTGCCAGTTTGGGCGTCATCGCAGCCACCGACACGTCGATGGTCTGGTAGAGCTTCGACACCCAATCCGAGATCAACGTGCGATTCTGTTCGGCCACCGCGAAGTCCACCGTATGCTTCATCAGCGCCGTGGTCCCCTTCGTCAGCGACACCGAGTACTGGGCGTCCTTGTACTTGGCCTTGAGACTCAGCATATGGGTTTCGAACGTGACGCCTGCGGCAACCAGCGCCTTGACCTTGGCAGTCACGTCGTGCCCCGGCCCGAAGACTTTTGCAAAGAACATCAATTGAGCTTCCTGATTCAGAATAAGAGCCATGTTTTTCTACCCCACTCCCTTGGGCACAATGTTACGGTCTACAGTCTACCAAAGACCCCCGGATTTGTCAATTACCGCTTTTTGGCCTTCCACAAGCTCCGAGCCGAAGGCATCGGGCTGAACTGCTTGGTCTTCGCCGTCACCCCTTCGGGTGGAATCTGCTTCACCTTGGACTCAGGCAACTGCTGGTACTGAGTCGAGGACGATGCCGGTCCCAGTGAATGCCACTTGCCATTCCCATTGCCGCCGCTCTTCGTCCCGGTCACCTCAGTCACGCCGTAGTGCTTCATCAAGAACTGCACTTGAGCCTTGGACTCCACCGCCTTCTTGCAGTAGTGCTTCCGGACCCACTGGATCGCGTCCTTCTTCCCCGTCAGTTCCGCCACGATGGCTGAGATCACGATCCCCGTGCGACCATGACCACCCACGCATCCGACATGCACCGTCTTGCCGTCCTGCAATTGAGTGCAGAGCCACGTCACCATCTTCTTGAACCGTGACGTGTTCACCGGGGCATTCATGTCCTGAATGCTGTAGTGGATCTCCACCACCCCGTTCGGCTCCCATGGGTCCGACGACTTGCCGCTGGTGCTGCCGCTCTGCAATGACACATACACGTCGGCCTTCTTGATGGCTGGATAGCTTGCACTCCCACCCACCAGCGTCCCCTTGCCCAGCTTCAGGGCTGGGTGCGACTCGTAGCACCGGATCGGCATCTCGGTGCCGCTGAAAGCGTCCTTGCTACTCTTACTGAACGTGTCCCACAGGGCCATCTTAGTTCTCCACTCTGACTACGACATTCACGACTTGGCCCGGAAACACCTGAAACGTGCCTGTCACCTTGACCTTCTTACCACCCAGCGTCGTCATCACCGATGGTGTTGCCTTCGATGGTGTCGCCGTCACCGACGACGTCTTCATCTTCGGCTGCTTCTGTGCAGCAGTCTGCTTGTGATACTTGTTCGGGTTGCCAGCCTTGTCAGCCGCTGGACGCATCTCGTCAACCAGCTTCCAGTCCACGTATCCCTTGATCTCGTGGGGCTTGTGCTGCTTGAGCAGATTCACCGCGTTGATGGCTTCCGGCGTCTTGTGAACGCCCATCGCATTCGACTCCAGCATCAGGTCAGGCAACTGGCCGCTCCGCTGCACGTCGAGAATGGTCATGAAGTGATTGTCGTACATCGTGTACATCATGCCCTTGTTGAAGATGGGTCCATTGTTATGCGCCAATGTGTAGGCCGTATCGACCATCATCTCCATCGAGGACACGCCGGTCAGATACGCCACCACCGCATCGGCCACCTGACCCCATGGGCCACCACCGTAACCACCAGACCACGAGCCATGATGATAGGCGTAAGACAACGCCTTCGCGTAATGCCCCACCGGCAACTCGGGTGGCTCCTTCATGTAGGTATCCACCGCCACGGTCTCGTTCCCGTTGCTGCTGATCTTCTTCAGGTAATCCACCGCCTTCGCGCCGTACTCCAGCTTGATCTTCGACCAGACCGGTGCTGGCGTCGAACCCGTCTTCAGGTGACGCATCTCGCGGGTCGTGATGGACAGAATGTAGTGCAGCATCCGTTCGCCCTGCTTCATGCAGACGTCCGTGTAGGTCGCCATGATTTCCTGCGCCCACGCTGGCATCGGTTCGTTCTCGGTGAACGACTTCCGGACAACACTCGCGCAATGGTTCAGCGTGTAGAACGTCACCGCGTCATCATTGGGGCTGGTCTGTCCGCAGTTCTTGCGGTATTCCAGCGTCGATTTGCTGAACACTTCGGTCGGCAGATCCGCCAAGTCATGCAGGTGCGTCTGCGGGGCTGCGTTCCAGTGCGCCAGTGTGTTCTTCGGGAAAAACTTCATGGTCCGCTCACTCCTTGAGAAATTCGACCTACCCTAGTCTGGCACAGGTCTAGACGTTTGTCAAATGGGCCTGTTTGCCACCCACCCGCTCTTCAGGCTCCACTGGCAACCGGGTCAGGTTCGTCTTCCAGAACTTCAGCCACGCCCACCGCCTGACCAGCTTGATCTTCCGCCGCTGCCGGGGCGTCACCAGAAACCGCTTCACGAACTCGTACTGGTCCTTCGTCTCCACGGCATGGGCGTAATAGGTCGCCCGTACGAACTCCACCGGCTTGGCCACCCCGAACGCCTTCGCCAGTATGGCCAAGAACAGCCCCGTGCGCCCCTTGCCGCCCATGCAGCCCACGTAGATGGGTTCACCGGCCAGCATCAGGTCCAGCGCCTTATCCAGCCCCCTGTAGAGCGTCAGGCGGTCAGGCACGCTGAAGTCCTGCGTCGGGATATCGACGGCACACGCCTGCTTGATTTCCTTGGCCATCTTGACGCCCTTCATGGTCTCCGGGCAGTCCATGAACGGACCACCAGTCACCACGAAGAACTGCCGCTTCCACTTGCTACCGGGGTCTAACGGAATTTGTAACTGGCCCAACATGACGCCTCACTCCTTGAGAAAAACTGACTCCTGATCCTACACCACTACCCAGACGTTTGTCAAGATACCGCGTTCATCGCCGTGGCGGTCTGATCCTGCACCGCTCTCGATACCTGTCCCGACCAGCCGCACTGACGGCATCCTTCACCGTCACACGCCTCGTGCTCTTCCAGCATGCGATCCTGACCTCGACCAATCTCCATCAGTTCCACACGCTGCATGTCGAGCAACACATCACCCTTCCGCACGAAGAGCCACTGAAAGTACCGCAAGTTGCATCCACGCAGGGACGTAAATGCAGCGGCTCTCAGCATCATCAACAGTTCATCAGGCGAAATCTTTTCCGCCTGCACGACCTTCAGAACTTTCGTGCTGATCCTCATCGTCGCTCACCTTTCGTTGCCTCTTCCACACGAGAAATTCGAATCGACTTGTCCGCATGGAACGCCAACCGGTTGCCGCCAATTCCAGACTGCACACGGACACCCGGCAGAATCTCCGTCGCCTGCCCTTCACTGATGACGATCTCATCTCCACGATCCACCGTCACCACCACGACGTTCGGGTAGACCAGTGCTTTCACTTGCACCATGTGTCCACCCACCAGAATCTTGCTGCCGACACTCACGCCAATACTCAGGGCCATTACTGCACCTCTCCGTTCCCGATTAGTTGCAGCGCCTGACTGACGCTGATGATCGACTTCGAACCCGCGAGATACTTACCGATGGACACCACCTTGATGGCACCCTCAGCCTGCTTCCACGCCAGCACCTTCTTGATGGCCGGGTCGTTCACGTCAAGACCTTCCATCACAATCTCGTGGTCGCTCATGACGATGGACCGAAGGTCACTCCCCGCAGCCACCCGAGTAAACGATGACGTGTGGTCGGCCTTGGCAATCAGCACCAGCCGCTTGGCAAGGTTCTCAGGAAGCGCAGAGGCCAGCCAATCCAACAACCTCTGTGCATGATTGTGCGCCGACAGGATGCTCAGATACCGTTCCTCTTCAGCAGACGGCACCAGATCCAGATAGAGCCGGTTCACGACCTTCAGCGTCTCCACAATCTTCACCGCTGACGCAGGCACGTTCAGCACCTGATCACCGAGATACAGCAGAGCTTCGTTCAGGGGCTTCTTCGGCGTATCGAAGATGACCGGGACGACGCCCAAGGTCTCATAGACCAGCGCGTTGAAATCCTGAACCAGTCCGTTAGCCGAGCCGCCGACAGTCGGTACCTTCTCGGTCCAGATCCGGCCCGTCGAACCGTCCATGCTCAGCACTTCGATATCCTTGAACGACTCCACATCCTGTCCGACACCCACGATGCAGGCGCGGTCCATGCCACGCGCCACAACCGCCGCATGGCTCGTCAGACCACCCACCATCGTGATGACTCCCCTCGCCGCATTCATGCCAGCGATATCATCGGGCTGCGTTTCCTTCGTCACAAGGATGCAAGGTTCCTTGCAACTGATTGCATCCTGACGGGTGAACACCGGCTTGCCGCTCACGACACCCGAGCACGCCGGAATGCCTTGGAATGCCGCCTGCTTCGTCCACTTCGGGTCCAGCGTCACGGTCTGGGCCAAGTCAAACTGCTTGGCCGATACACGCTTCACCGCAACCTTCGGCTCAATCAGTCCCTGCTTGGCCATATCCACGGCAATCTTGATCGCTGCCATGGCTGACCGCTTGCCGGTCCTGACTTGCAGCAGGTACAGCTTGCCGTCCTGCACCGTGAATTCGATATCAAGCATCTCGCGCTTCAAGTTCTCCAGCTTGAGCACCTGACTCAGCAGTTCATCGTGAACCTGCGCGTTCCAGTCCTTCATCTGGTCCAGCGGCAGGGGCGTCCGGATGCCTGCCACGATATCTTCGCCTTGCGCGTTCGGCAGGAATTCGCCGGTCACTGCCATGCCGCCCGTGTCAGGGTTGCGCGTGAAGAGCACGCCCGTGCCAGACTGGTCATTCAGGTTCCCGAAGACCATGGCCTGCACCGTGACTGCCGTTCCCCACTCCCGGTCGTAGCCGTGCATCTTGCGGTATTCGTTCGCCCGATCATTATCCCACGACTTGAAGACCGCTTCGATGGACCCCAGTAGCTGCGCCTTCGCGTTCGGGAACTCTTCCCCGGCATGCGCCTGATAGCCGTCCAGCGCCAGTTTCAGGCCACCAGACAACGACTCCTTGCGAATGCCCTTCACCACCGAGCCATACATCGACACCAGACGGTGGAACGAGTCTCCAAAGCACTTCGGCCCGAGACGTTCGATCCACTGCGGGATATTGCTGCTATCGAGACCGACGTTCAGGATCGTGTCCATCATGCCGGGGCACGAGACACGCGCACCAGAACGGACAGAGAGCAACGGCATGTAGCCGAAGTGCGCTTCCAGCTTCGCCAGATATTCCGGCAGAGCCTTGGCAATCTCCTTCATGGTGGTCTTGGGCTTCTTATCGTAATCCGCCCACACACTGGTCGGAATGACGAACCCCGGTGGCACCGGAACGCCCTCATTGGCCAACCATAGAAGTCCAACACCCTTGCCCCCGAGCAATTCGGTCGAACCCTTCGTCAGCGTGTCTTTGTCTAAGCCGAACGTGTAAAAGTCCATGTTTTCCACCACTCCATTGGTCACTTCGAACTGCATCTATGGTAGCAATTGGCCCCATGTTTGTCAAGCGCCCACCGCTGGGGGTCGAACCCAGACTGTTCCGGGAAGGCTACAGTGCGCCGTCGTCGGTGAGCGCAACAATCAAGGTAACACAGGTCAATTCGTTTGTCAATAGAGCTTGCCGGGTGGGTGGTGTTCATCGGATGACACCCATGTGCCGCCCCACGTCTCCAACACCCAGTACGCCTTCCGAGCATCATCAGTAGGCGCGTAATGACTGTCCGGTGGTGGCTGCATCTCGGGCGCGTTCAACACCCGCTCCAGTTCAGCATTGGCCTGCACCCGCCACACTCCATTGTTCACCGTCGCCTCTTCTCCAGATGGCAACTTGATCTGTATCATCGGTACTTCCCGTGCATGATATCAAAAATCAGGTTGAAATGTTCGGGTCGGTTTCTGGCAAAACTCACCGGGTCCATGATGTATGCCTCCACCCCGGTGGACACGATCTCCGTGGCAATGTCTTCCCTGTAAATCTTGCCCGTGTATGGATCGAGAAAATTCCCACGCACAGCAATCTCGTCATCCTCTAATCCCGGCTTGATGGTGTTCAGCTTGTATACCTCACGTGGGGTGTTCGCTTGGCGTTCTCTGAAATCAATTGCAGCTTTCAACACCTCTGACCGTCGCATCTCGATGTGGTGCGCCACCTCGTGGTAAACCTGCCGCTCCAACTCATTCCCACCCGCGATGTTGACCCCGGCGATGTCGGCATTGGCACGTCCAGACGTCGCCTTACTCAACTTCAACGACACCGGAATGGAATACGTGCCGTCTTCATTCTGCACAAAGGGATTCTCACCACCAAAAATCTTGATGATTTCGTCCAACTTTTCAGCCGGGAACTTCACAGGCTCAAAGGCTCCTGACCCATCAAACGCCCGGAAGACTTGCAAAGCCATCTTCGTTCGTGCAGACACCCCCGGATGCAACGGATTCTGTGGATTGTCTGTGAACATCACCTTCGAACGCATCTCGGGCGGCACCTTCAGCATCTCATGAGCCTGCCCCAAAAATTTCCTTTGACGCTCCGAGACCTCATTGTATTTACGATGGAAATCGTCTTCCAGCGCCTTGGCTTCTTTGTAGGAGTCGAGCTTCTTCGCTGCCGCACCATCGGGCTTCAGCGGCTTCTTCCGGTTCTTGATCTCCTCCGACCACACGGTCCACTTCTTGAGCAAGTCCACGCGAAGATGGTTCAGGTGAACTTCTTCCCGCGCTTCACGCTTCAGCAACGCCTGAAAGTCTCGACGCTTCTGCTCCAACGGAGACCGCGAACCGCGTGCAAACTGTCCTCCAGTGGTGGTGCCTTTGGGATCGCGTGGCTGGCTGGGGTCAAACTTCAGGATACGGGCATACGGCTCAACCGGGACTCGGAACACCGGGAACTCATTCCACATGAATCGGTCGGCCCCTTCCGGCAACCGCTTCATCTTGATCATTTTCAGGGCCATTACCGTTTCCCCTCACTACTGCCGCCGCCGATGTATTCCAGATAAACCTGAGCCACTTGCACCGGCTTCAACGTGGGATCACCCGTCTGGTAGGTATACCCCGGATGCACCTTCGTCACACGAAATCGTGCGCCACTACCAAGGAGAATTTCACTCTCAGTTCGCCTGTCCTTGTCATCCAGATCCTTGGCATTGATGGTCGGAGTCTGCGTATAATCTGGGATCGTAAAATCTTCAACCTTCAACTTTCCGTCTGCCGTCCACTCAGGATGTTCGAACACCGCAGGATCTTGAACACGAGGAAACTCATAGCGCATCCGTCGAGCCGCTTCCACCGCTGCCACCTTGGTTCCGGCAGGTAACGTGATGTGGAACTGCACTGCCGTGCCCACTTCATCTTGATGTTTCGCTATCATGCCGGGTTTACTGCCATAGCGTTGGTACAGACTCTCCCACTTACCCAGTGCCGGATAGCTCTTCGCTCGTCCCCCCGCTTCCCCCAGCATCGTGGACGTGAAACCTTTCTCTTCATACACGGATGGCGGTTCGCCGTTCGGTCCCTCGTACTGCATGGCCTGTAACGATTCAAACGTCACACCGGGCAGATAGGCTCCACGAATCACTTGCACCGGTTCGTCCAACACCAAACCACGATTAGCAATCAGGTCATCGAGATGGTTGGCTTTGTCCGTAATTTCAGTGAGTCGTTCCTCATCGAGCACTGGACCCTTTACCGCCCAGTGTGCCGCCATGTATCCCGGTCCACCCGGCGTATCCTTCGGGATGTTGTCGTAGCTGTATGAATAACGGAACTCTGGACCTTCCGGTGGAATCATCCTCTGGACGGCTTCACCATCGTCAGCGTCCTTAATTCTCTGGTGCTCCTCTGGCGTCAACGCACGGATGCGTGCTTCCTTGGTAGGTGCTTTACCTCGACGTAGTTCGTTGATCTGGCGATACGTGAATCCCGCATAGCTGTCCACCACGTCCGCGTCTTTGCTGGTCAGCTTGGTCTTCGCCCACTCGGCCCCCGGTCCCTTCTCGTGCCACTGATAGCCCTCTTCACTGCTGAAGGAGCGTCCCGTGGTCTTCGTCCACTGGCCTTGGTCATCACGCGGCTGACTCGGGTCGAACTTCCGTGCCATCAACTTCTCAATGGCGGTAATCTTTGGATTGCCCTTGAAGGTCCACTTGCCAGATGGCTCCTGCGTCATGAACGACGTGATGTAGGGATAGGCCGACGCATCGGCTTGATAGAACGCCATCTGCAACGTCGTAAAGTCAGCCACGTCCATACCGACTCGGGTGGCCTTCTCCTGTAACTTCTTAACCACGTCCGCTTCTAACGCACTGAACCCTTCATACCCACGAAATAGCGGCCCAATCAGGTCATGGTTCAGTAGTTCCGTAGCCAACGTGATGTCCTTGTCACTGAAGCCTTCCTTCCGGAGCACGTCCTGCATGATGGGGACGGTGAACTGGTGTTGCGCTTCTTTTCCCGCTCCGGACTCGATAGCCTCGGCCTTCCCGATATCGTGCAACGGAATCGCCGTCTCCATCAGCTTTTCAACGTCACTCCCAAATCGTTCGGAGATACCTGCCATCTCCTCGTCGGTAAGTTGCTTTTCCCACTCGCGGCCCACGTCCTTAGTATGGGCCTCGATACTACCCATCTCGGTATGTGTACTGCGTGGATAGTTCTGGGCCACCGCTGGATACTTGATCTTGAGCGTGGCCATGCGGTGTTTGATGTTGGTCCAGCGTCCCTTGTCATCGCGTGGCTGACTCGGATCGAATTTCAATGCGGAGACATAGTCCCGCTTCAGGACAAAGCGGTTCTCATATTCCGTTAGCAGTTGGTCCCGCAGCACAACTACTCTCCGGTGATACGTGTTCGTGCCGCTTCCAACGCCGACGTAATCTTGTCCATGTCCATGACAACTTCCTGCCACCCGGTCTGTTTCTCGGCAGGAAACTTGAGGACGTACTTATAGCTGGGCTTCTTCTTTTTCTTCGGGGGTTCCGTCTTCCATGTCAGCGGCATAAACTATGCCTCCCTAATGCGAAGCCACAACACGGCTCTCGTCACCGTCGTCACCGTCACCACTTTGAACTGAATCGAGTCCCACTGGGCGACGTTTCTATTCCACGTCGCTACTCCAGCCTCCCCGACTCCCGCTGCTTGGGCTGCGGCAAGCGTGATCGGGGCTGACGCACTGATTTTGTGCGTGGTCGGATCAGGGACCACTGGCACAGCTTGCGTCCCGGCGACCTTAGACACTTCCACGGATATATCGCCTGCGACATCAGCTTGAATGCTCCATCCGATAATCGTGCCTGCAAAATCGACCTGAACCGAGCCTTTCACACCGGTCGTGCCGTCCAACGAGACGCCCACCTTCCGGACGTGTGGCAACTGCACATACCGGGCATCAGCCTGCGCCTGCGTCAAGGCATCGATCTGTAGGTCCGATGGGATGCCCTGTTGCAACGAGATATCGTCAATGAAGAAACCAATGGCTCCGTTGGTGTCCGTAATTCGCAATTGATTGCACTGTGTACCCTGCGGCACCGCGAACTGCACCATCGGGATCACGACCATCTGGTACGACGCGACCTGTGCAGAATCAAACCCGTAGACACCAGTCGCCAGATTCAATCCAAGACCCTTGGCGGTACCACTGGCGTGCCACTGAAACTTCAGCGCCCTACTGCCCGTCCAGTTCGCCTTGGACTTGATGTAAAGCACCAACGAATCGTAGTCGTTCGGGTCTACACCACCAGACGCCATCGCCGCTTGCAGATATGAATTCTTCGGAACCGCTGTGCCTTCCAAACACTTCGTACCAGTGCGTGGGTTGCTCGTACTACCGATAGTGAAGCCTGATCCTGAAGCGGTCCAGTCCCATTCCGTGGGTGACCCAGCTTGCTCCAGCCACAGGTTCGTTACGGCGGCACCCACCGGGGCTGACGTGGCAGCAGACACCAAAATCACGCCGAGCTTTAATTGAGTGGCAGGATCAACATCGGGTTCGGCTGGCTGGGCGGCTGCGGTGCCTGCTACCACGACAACTGCGGCGGCTGCATTCACCGCGATTACATCGATACGGTCGAGACTCGCATCGGCTGCGGCCAATGACACGTTCTGCTGAATGCTGTGAATCAGGATGCCATTGATGTAATACGTGGCGGCTGCGATGGTAAAGTTGTAGGCCGAAATCCAGACGATAGCTCCACCACTCACCAGAAATGAATTCTGGGCCACGGGTGTAGGTGGAATCTGCGAAGCAATCGCTATCACATCTGCGATGGTCGCTCCACCATCTACCAACTTACCGTCAGCCTGATACACCGCAATCCGAGACAAGGCTCCCGGTAGGACTTCATCTTCACCTTCGCCACCACCTCCACCCACTGTGGGTGGCAGAGGCAACGTCATCACCAATCCATTGCCCATGGTCGCCTCAGAAGAATCTCGCGGTTACTTTGACTGCATTGGTCAGCGTCACCATCTTCAGCCGCACGAACTTGGCCACGATGTTCGTGGCTTCGATGCGACCCACAAACGCATCGTTCAAACCGGTTTCGAAGCTGGCCTTCGTCACGAAGTATGGGTCTTCATTCGTATCAGCCACCTGCAAATCCACCATGATGGCTCCGGGATCTGCGGCAAACTTGAACTCGGCTGAGAAGCAATTCGGAAAATACTCATTCCGCTGCAACCCCACCGATGCACTGCACGACTCAGGGGCTGTCGTCACCACGTCCTCGTCATCCCAAACGAGTGCAGGACGACCGGCTTCCAAGGTCTGCGGCTGACTGGTCCCAAACACCGGCATGATAACTCCTAGTCGATGACCGACGCGACATGCACTGCACGGTAGTCCAGTTCATCTTGCTTCGCCGTCATGACAATCGAATACTCGACGCTCTTCGGAAGCATCATGGTGTCGGCGGCAATGAACCATTCGTAATTGCCATCACTGCCTTCGACGTACACCATCGTCACATCAGTAAACATCGGTACGGGCTGTCCCTTCGGATCATGCAACGTCACCTTGACCGTGGCGGAATTCAAAAAGGTCGGTGGGGCATCCGTGGTCCGCAGGCCGACCATCGTCACCACCTGATCGTTACCGCGTCTCAGCGTGACTCTCATGATTGGCTCCTACACGCACACGTCAACACCTCAGCCACCATTCTGGTTCTGACAGAGACGCCAGCCGTCACCCTCGGATTTGTGCAACCAATTGCACTAGACCCGAGATACTTTACCGTCACCTCGGCTATAACCTTTGGAGTTACTTCTTCCACCGCATCCTCCGGATAACTGACAGCGACACACTCACTTGTGACCAGACTGCGGCACTCGATGGTCTCACATTCAATGGCCTGACGCACTTCAATTCCACACTCCATCACCAGCGAATCTACTGATGGTGGGATGGGTGACTGCCACACTTCTACTCCACAGGACTCCACTCTGGGCCGACAACTAACCTCGGCTGTCACACTACATCGTGACCTGACCTCGCTTGTGACACACGTACCGGGCGGTATGACACCCGGTGGTTCGACCGGGACTTCGACTAAATAGGCATAGAGCGCCGGATACAGAATGCCAACGACATTGACCATGGCTCACTTCACCGCGACGAGCTTCCTCTCCAGAAAACTCGCCAGTACCTTCATACACGCTGGACAGATATCCACTCTCTGAGAATGCCACCCATCCGGCTGCGACACCGGCACTGGCCATTGCTGGAGCTTGTCCGGTGGAACTTCATCACCACAGCGATCACAGTATGTTTTTGTCATGCGATTTCAAACTGGCCCCACATATTGAGTTCGTCGGTGTTTGCCATCGCGTAGGGGGTGGTGCCGCTCCAGAGGCCCAGCTTTGCGACCGTGGCCTGATGGTAGAACACCGTGAACCTGTTGGCGTTGTCGATGCGGCCCATGCCGCGATAGGCCGCTGCGCCATCGCTTGCGTCGGAACCATGCGCGTCGATCATCGTGCCACCAGCTTGATTCATTGTGAGCGGGAGCGAGAACTGGAAGGCTCCGGTGCCGAAGGTGGTGGTTGACCCGCAATACAACCGGACGCGAACGAGGCAGAAGGGGCCAATCGGCAGGTAGCGCCCGATAAGCGCTCCGTTCCCAATGACCGGCTGCGTGCCGGTCGTGGTCCAGACCGGGGTGTAGCTGAGCCACGGCATCCCGTAGACATAGCCAGTGAGGTAAATGCCGGTGTTGCTCCAAAGGCCGTAGCTTGGGTGTGAGCCGAGATACCACGTCCCTTGAGCGACCCCCGGCGTATCGGCGCGACCGGGGTAGACAAAGCCATTCGGCTGGACGATCCCGGTGTTGAGCAGGTCTTTACAGCGAAAATTTGCATATAGCGTCTGATCCGCAAGAACGGATTCAAGTAAGGCTCCATTTGGCCGTAGCCCCGGTGACGCAGCGGTCTTGCCGCCAAATTGCAACACCTTCGCAGCTTCCCAATACGAGAGCGTCGAATTCCTGATCAGCTTGCCGGTCGTGCTGTTGAAGGTCGGGATCGCTTCATCGACAGCACCCGCAGGGCCAACCACATCGCCGCCACTACTCGTGCCCGGTATACCTTGCGGACCCTGAATACCTTGAATACCTTGCGGACCCTGCGGACCTTCGGGGCCAATCGGACCTTCCGGACCTGTCTCACCCTGAATACCCTGAATTCCCTGCGGCCCAATCGGACCTTCGGGGCCTGCGGGACCAACTGGACCTTCAGGCCCCTGTGGACCGACTGGACCTTCGGTCTTCACATTCCAAATCGGCACCCATTCAGTTGTTGCGGGATCGGGACTCGCCATCTCTAGGTCGCCTTAATGATGAACTGCACCGTGCAATACGCCGGGGTGGCTCCATCCGTCGCCGTAATCGGTGCTGTTGCGGTCGCACCTGAAATCGCCGGGGCTGTAGCTGCCGTCGCACCACTCATCGCGGACTGTGCAGCAGCAGTTGTCCCGGTCAATCCCGGTGCTGCGGCTCCTGTGTTACCGCTTACTCCCGGTGCTGCGGCTCCGCTGCTTCCCGTCACATCAGGAGCCACAGCGGCGGTCGCTCCAGTCAGTGTATGACTATGAGCACCATTCGTATCGGTCTTAATCGAACCAGAACTATTCGCTGACGTACCAGTCACGCCGCCACTTCCACTGAACGAGTGGACGTGTGCAGGCGCAGAATAGTAAATCGTCATCGGGTTCTGGCCGACAATCGGGAACGTAGCATCCTCCGAATAACTACCGGAATGTGCGCCTGTATTCCCACTGATGCTGGCGGAAAACGACCCCGGACCATGCGAGTGGGCAGGCATGTAATGTTCATGATTGCCCGTCGAGTTCGTCGCAAACGTCCCGGCTCCGTGTGTATGCGAAGCCGCAGAGTACGAACCGGAGTCATGCGTGTGACTCGCTACGGCCAAGCCGCTTCCATCGTGCGTGTGACTCGCTACTGCCAGCGTGCCGACACCATGCGTATGGCTGGCGGCGGCAATGGTGCCGACATCATGACTGTGGCTGGCAACAGCTAAGGTACCGACGCCATGACTGTGCGCCGGAACATTGTGCGTGTGACTGATCGCTCCACCCGTCTCACCGAGCACCGACCCGACACCTGATACCGCTTTACCGAGTGGGAATCTCTGTTGCAAGTTCGGGACGTTGAACGTGGTCGAACCATCGCCTGCACCGTAGTTCGTCCCGATCACCGCGAACAATGCGGCGAAAGCCACACGATCCAATGGCTGACCCTGACACAACTCCCATCCACCCGGAGCCACATCTGCCGCCCACATGACCAACGCGCCGATAGGCACCGCGCCTGTCGGACCTACTGGACCCGGTATACCTTGTGGCCCTGTGTCACCTTGCGGACCCTCTGGACCTTCAGGCCCCGGATCACCTTGCGGTCCCGGTGGCCCCGGTGGTCCTGTTACACTAACGATGCCAGTTCCCGGCCATGGTTCCGGTGGCTCATTCGTCTCACGCACACAGACATACGCCACACCATCGGTACCGACGACAATATCGCCGTCTTTGTATGTGCCGGGGACGTAATCTCCAAGGTATTCAAGATCAGTCGAGCCACCTCCAGCACCACCCGCTGAATTCAAAACCTTATCAACCAGCGTCAAGCCAGTGCCCAACGTAATTTCTTCTGCAACTCCGAATCCGCTGTTCGAACCTCTGCCAAGCAACTTGTTAGCGGCAATTGATGGCATCGTGCCCGTGGCACCCGTTGGGCCTTGCACACCTTGCACACCCTGTGGACCCTGCGTGCCCGTGTCACCCTTGATACCCTGAGCACCGGCTGGACCTGATGGCCCTTGTGGTCCGAGTGGCCCTTGTGGGCCTTGTGGCCCTTCTGGGCCTGTTGGACCCGTAGACCCGGCTGGACCGGTCGCTCCGGTGTCTCCGGTCGGTCCTGTGTCTCCCTGCGGCCCTTGTGGGCCTGCCGGTCCCTGAGCACCCGTCACACCGACTGGACCTTCGACACCCTGCGGTCCCTGATCACCCTGCGGACCCATCGGCCCTTCCGGACCATCGGCACCCACTGGACCGGGTGGACCGACTAGCCCTTCTGGGCCTTCCGGACCTATCGGACCCGGATCACCCTGTGGACCCACTGGACCTGTGGCTCCTGTCGGTCCTGCGGGACCGGGGGCACCCTGAATCTTGCCTGCATCAATCCACGTCTGCGTGTCTTCATCCCAGACCCACAGATGCCCGGTATCAGCGGCTATCCATCCATCCCCAGCTTCTCCAACCGGTGGCAATTGTTCTGACGACGGCACACTACCTTTGATAGCGATGCCAGTGCCGGGATCACCCTTCGGACCTTCCGGCCCTTCTGGTCCTATCGGCCCCTCTGGACCCGCTACGCCCTGCACACCTTGCGGACCCTCTGGACCTGTCGGGCCTGCGACTCCAATCTCTCCTGCGGCCCCCTGAACGCCCTGCGGTCCCTGTGGGCCTGCCGGTCCCGTGGCACCGGGTATCCCCTGTACGCCCTGTGGTCCTTCTGAACCCGGCACCCCCTGAATACCCTGTTCACCCTGTGGTCCTGCTGGACCAATCGGTCCCTCGATACCTTGGATGCCCTGTGGACCCTCTGGACCGACATCTCCAGTCGGTCCTTCAGGCCCCACTGGGCCAACTTCACCTTGTTCACCTTGTGGTCCCGGTGGGCCTTCGGCACCTCCAGTGGGTACCTGTGCCCACTCCTTCAAACCATTCAGGTATTCATCAGGATTCCCAGACGGTGCAATCCACAAATCGTGTATCGTCTTCTCGGTAATTGTGGCGGCAATCAGGAAGCCTGCCGTGATGGCAACAGGCCCTGTGCCTTCTTGACGGCGAAGCACCGTCAGCACATCACCCACGATGGTGACGACTCTAACGACTTCCGCATTGGTCGGATCAGGTAGGACGTTCTTCGGGTAGGCCGACGCCATGAACGGCGGCTCTGGTAGCCGAACGCCATGGCCCGGTGGCACCGCCAGTGTATCCCCAGATTCTGGGGGAACTGGAGCTACGGCAACCGTCGTTACGGCAAAATTCTTGAACTTGTCCAGCAGAACTGCCACGACGGGCACCAGTATACGTCACCGTCTACCGACATGCCACCACTTACAGTACGGACAAGGATATGTATTTAGTCGATCTTCATCTTTGACGCCTGACGACCGCTTTAACGCCCGTAAATGGGCTTTGGCTGCGCCTTCAGAACGCCATTTCTGCTTCCGCCAACACCGTGGAAGAAACACTCCATCCAGACGCGCAATTTCACCGAGCTTCATGTCATCCCTCCATGGCAATCAATTGCAATTTCTACTGGTGGTCTTCGCTGCGAGTCGCCCCCGTTCGGTAAACGTGATCGTTCATCCACGTGTCAGACATGTAGTCCGACGCATCGAGCAACGGCTCACCCCACCATCGATCCTTGACCCACCGCTTGAGCCGACGCCACCACATCATGATGCACTCAGCAGTTCCTTGACCTCGGCCAGCCGCTTCTTGTCTTCCCGTGTCATCGTGCCCACGATGAAGTGGCGAGTCAGTCGAAGTTCTTCTTTCTGCAACCACTTCCGCTCTTTGCTGGAAATCGGTCGCACCTTCAGACACGAAACCGGTGGTGCCTGCGACTGGTCCATCTGGCAGTCATGTGTCCGACAATACCATGCGCGAGTCGGCCCTGAGACAACAATCTCACACCCGTCCATCTGACCTCCACACGACTTACTTCTCAGTCTTCAAAGGCTTTCTTGAACTTCTCGACCTTCGCCTTCAACAGACGATTTTCCTCAACCGTAGCAATCAAGAACTCCCGCATGTCGGTCAATTCCTTGATCATAGTGTCGAGCATCTCGACCGACACATCAAGTTTATTCCGTGCGGAACGAGGAACAGCCGTGACCCCGCTGGTCTTCCGTCGCTGAACGGCCACGAACTGAGTCAGCGACCCAAACGTCGTCTTGATCTTCCGCTCATTGCAAATACGCTCCAACGCCCGAGCGTTCTCTGCGTTAGACCGATTCCAATCAATCAACGGGATCAGTTCGGCCAGTTTACCCTTGGTCTGCGTTTCCTGCACATCATCAGGCGTGACTCGTGCCACTCCGTTCTGGAAGAACGTCTTCAGCAGATCATACACCGCCTGATTCGACTTGCGCGTGAGATACGGAATCTTATTCTGCTTACAGAACGTCACCACCCACGCATTATGAAACGCCGGGATGTCGTCCGTCATGATGATCGCCTTGCACGACGTTCGATCCACTTGGAGCTTCAAATCTGTGGCTGGTACTTCGCTCGTCTTGATGAACTTGACCTGTGGGTTGACGGCAAACTCCTTGACGAAACCGGTCGCACCATGCAGTACGACGCACGTTCCACCATGAGTCAAATCAACAGACTCATTCATGTCATCTCCTAACTAACGTCACTTCGACAACTGTTTCCCGCACGACTGGCAGACCGTGTAGCCCTGAATGACTTGCGTGCTGGCTGATGGCTTCTCGCAGAAGAAGCAGACCACCAACGGTTCCTGCACCGGCTCCTGTGCCGACTCCCCGACCTCGGTGGTGACCACCTCACTGGCCACCACACCCGCCGCCAACTCCGACTTCGCCGCCGCCAGCTTCCACTCGGTCTTGAGACCGTAGTGGTCCGCGCACACCGGGCCGAATCCCGCCGCCAACGACTTCTCGTCGGTCAGGCCCTTGTTGCAGAAGCAGCAGTGACCCGTCAGCTTGCCGTGCTCCTTGGCCACCCGTGCGGGTTGGGCCGAGAACTTCGTCAGGAGCACCGTCAGGGCCTCCAGCATCTCGGGGCTGGTCTTGAAGGACGGCGTCCAGACGCCCTCGGGACTCACGCGACCGTAGAAGGCGCGATTGGGGTACTGACCCTCGCCCATGACGTTGATAGAGCCTGCGGCCTTGGACGCCGCCCCAGCCACCGCCAACGTGACCGGCTTGCCGAGACAGAGCAGAGTGATCTTCGGGAACTTGAGATGGGCCTTCGCCTTGGCGAAGAGCGCGATGACGCCTTCGAACGACCCGACTTCCACCGCCGCAGGCGATGACGCCACCACGAGGAAGGCCGGGGTCGTCGCACGCTCAAGCAGCTTGCCGATCCACGGCTCCTGCTTGGGCGAGAGCTTCTTGTATTTCTTGAACGACGCGATGAGGCTGATGGCGAAATCCTGATCGTTGGCCTTCAGCTTCGGCAGGGCGTTTTGCAACTGGGCGACTTGTTCTTGAAGGTTCATGTGGTTCCCACTCCTTGGGGGTTGAAATCGACTCCCTATATACTACCAAAGGCCGGGGCATTTGTCAATAGGGCCTTTTACCCCTTATGGGCGTAAAAGATTTCAACATCGGCACCGTCCGGAGACGCTTGGTCTGCCGCGTCATGAAGCCGCTTTAATGCCGCTCGTTTTTGTGCGGGTATCCATGTCTCAGATGGCGTAATCACCGCTGTGAACACCAACTTCGACTGACCCTTCCACGTCAGCCACCCATCTGGCGTCCGAATCCACCCCTTCTTCCTCTTCACCATTACACCCTCCTACGGTTTCAAGATGTCTCGATGCTCCACGGGCACCCCTAATTCCTGCCCCAGACGCTCCACAAGGAATACAGACCGATGATGGCCCCCAGTGCAACCGATCCACGCCTCCTCGACCCCCGGAGTCGCTACGGCCTGCTTCAGATACTCGTACTTGGCGGCAAAGTTCGGGGTCTTCATCACGTCGGCCTGCACCTCGGGATCGGTGCCTACCTTGTAGCGTAGTGCCCGGTTGTGAAACGGGTTCCGGAACACCTGACGGATGTCCACCACCAACAGGCCACAGCCTGTGGTCGGAATGTCATCGTGCTTGAATCCGAAACTGACCAGCTTCTTCAACGCCATCACACCCTCACTCTGGCAACGACCACCACAACACGATGAACGGCATCAGTGCCGCCAACGCAAACACCAGCACCACCAGCACATCAACTACGACTGGCGGAATTCTTCTGGCCATGGCACTTCAAACACCGGCCAGTTTTGAGACCACCCCAATGATGGACCTTCTTTGGGATTCACTTCGAATGCAATAGACAGCGTGCTGGGGTCTCGCTGCATCTTCGCCGCCAACTCAGCGGCTTCCTGTGGCGAGTCTGCATCCACCTGTGTGATCCACCGCACCGTGTATTCCATTACCGATTGCCACCCCACGCAATAGTCGCCGTCGCGCCCTTCACGTTCTTCGATGCGTACGGCTTGACGGTCACCTTCCGTGTGCCGACGACCATCATCGCAATGCCGCCGCCCAGTGCGATCAATCCGATCCTCGGAGCCAACGACTCACACGAGCCATGGTCTATCGAGTAAGTGTTCACGCAGACCGCATCACCGAACACGTGATAGGTGTCGCCCTGCGGGATCACCATGGCGGTTCCTACCAGTGCGGTAATGAGACCAGCCACCGCCAGCTTCTGACTCCGGATGCGATCTTCAGGTGCTGACGGATTCAGCCTCTCCGCTTCCGCCCGACGAGCCTGTATACACCGCTCAGCATTGAAGGACAGATCAGGACGACACTCCGGTAACTCCTGCCGTCCCTCTCTGCCACCCTGCGCCCATGCCGTTCCACTCAACGCCAAACTCACGATCAACGCCATTGCAATCTGCCTCTTCACTGTCCACTCTCCTTTTGAAATACGTCGATATGCACCAACGAAATATCCCGCACCACCAACTCTTTATGCACCGCTGTGCCACGCAACTCGTTCCTCATGACATCGGCCATCTTATACGCTTCGTGAAAACTACTCGCCACCAGCAACTGCTCCTCGCAGGGATCAGTCTCGACCTTAATGACGCCGTTCACTACCAGATCGAACGTGGCCATGTAGACCTGCACTCGATTGAACTTCATCGCGCACCATCCATGTCGGCGGCATCCCTGAACCCGACGAACTGTGGGAAGCGCGGTTTGTCCTTGCCACCACTAGCAAAGAACTTGAACTTGACGATCTTGCCGATGTAGTTCCCGCCGTCATTCCAGATGGCCTGCCGCTCCACCAGCGTGCCGGTCGGACTCACCTTGTGGACGATGCCCGTCTCCAGATTCTTGACGAGGTAGGCCCCGAGCGTGCCCTTGGCGACCTTACCATCCTTGTGGCTACTCCGTGCCGTGTGGCCAAGCTCGTTCACGAACGCAGTGTTCTGATTCGACTCCTGCTCGATCAGGTCGAGCACTTCGCCTTCACCATCGGTGAACCGCTTCATCTTGAGCAAGAAACCTTCGTTGCTCGTGGACCGGCCCTGCTTGTACGGACCCTTGGGACTCCGGATCATCAGACCCTCATATCCCAGTTCCACCGCCACCGCTTCCAGACTCTGGAGCACGTCCTGCGACTCCACGAGATTGTGAGGAACCATCTGCACATACGGCAGACTGAGACCATCCACAACCTGTGAAGCCTCTGCCAGACGACTGGCAAACGGGCCTACCATGAACTTGTCGAACACATGGAACACAAAATTTGGCTTGCCGTCCTGCGACATGACCGCACTCGACGTGACCCGGAACGCATCAGCCGCTGCCGGGTTGCCGACGATCAACTCCCCGTCCAGCCCTTCCAGTTCCGGGCGGCTCAACAGGGCCTGCACATGCAGGTTGGCGATGGGTTTGAGACTGCGGCTCATGACCACGCCGCCTTGGATGGTGGCACGGATACCGTCGAGCTTCGGACTGGCAAGCACCGGGAACCGACCACTCGCCAACACGAACGGAGCCTCCAACTTGCCTGCCAACATCGCTTTGAACATCAGACCCACTCCCTTGGGAAATATGAGAGGGGATATCAAGCTGCCCCTCATCAGCCGTCGCTCTCCTAATCTGCCCCGCGCATTGGCGACCGTCACGCGATGCCTCAACAGAACCAGTCTACCACCAGTCCTGCCATTTGTCAACTACCACGACGCCTTCGCCGGATTGAGTGCTGCCCACACATCCAGCGGGTCCGTGTCGTTCGTGAACGTCGCCACCACATGCTGGTTCTTGCCCTTGACCACACGCACCATCAACAGCGCATGAGCCGCATGCGAATACTTCACCTTGTAGACGTTCCCATCACCGAGCCGAATCCGTGCGTGCTCAGGTCCGAGATGGATCAACGCCTTGGTACCGAGCGCCTGAAGTTCCATCAAGACGTGTGGCATGATACGGCCCACATACCCCCACACACCACCGTTGACCTTCAGGTCCGAAGGCCGATGCTTCTCCACCAGTGCCTGCACAAACTGTGAATCCAATTGCAATTTCATTCACGTTCCTCCTTGTGCAATGCTACTACTGGTCCAACCATTTGTCAATAGGTCAGTCGTAGGCGACTTCAGCCGCCTTCGCCCGTAGGGCTTCCCACTGCTCCTCAGTCACACCGACACGTCGGGCTTCGTCCAGCAACGCATCAGTTGCTCGACGTGCCGCCCACCATGATTTGTACAAGGAAGCGGTGGTGCCCCCTCAGTCTTCGTGCCTGTTATTGAATGCTTTCACCGCCGACGCCGGGAACCCACCCATGGTGCCCAACGACGTGTTCAGGCCGGTCACTCGCGTGAACACTTCCTGAAGCTGATCGTTGTAGATGCTCTTCCGCTCCGCGACGTGCTTGACGTTGACACCACGCAGCCGCAGGAACGTCAGGTCATAGGTGTCTTCTGCATTCAATTGCACCTTGACGTAGTTGATCCCGTCCGTGGTGCGACCCCCGGCACCCGGCAACCTGAAGGACAGCGACCGCTCGTCGCCAAGGAAGTTCTTGGCCCCGGTCATGACGATGAACCTACGCCCACCAAGCTGCGCCAAAATTGTCTCTGCTACCTGCATATTTGCCATTGGCTCCTCCATGAGCGAAGACCAGTCTACCACCCACTCAGGCGTTTGTCAACTGTGCAACCGATTGCACAGAATACAACGGCCCGGTCGTCAGCAACTTACTCGCCGCCGCAATGTTCTCCTCGGACACCCCCTTCTCGGGCGTCGTCTTCACGAACCACTCACGAACCCCGTCCATGCTGAACCGACCCTCATGGTTGTCGTCCAGAATCGCCAGATGCACCGGTTCCCCCATGCCCTTGAGCCAGTTCTGAATCTCCTCACCACGGACCCAGCCGTTCTCGGTGACCCCGAGCACACGACGGGTGGGAATGCCCCCATACACCTGTAGGAACCGCCGTAGCTCCCCCAGCGTGTAATTGTGCCGCCAGTCTGAACTCACGACCACCGAAGCGTTCAGACGCTCCACCATGCCACCCACGCGCAGGGCCAACCGCCGCTCGATCTGTGGCTCAACGGGTGAACTGAGGTAATACCCCTGCTTGCTCACCCGATTGATCACCCCGTCGAAATCCAAAAACACTATCCGTCTCGCGCTCATCTCGCTCCCTTCACCACCCGGTGGCACCGCACACAATACAATCGGTTCACGTCTGGGACCACTCGGTGCCCTGCAACCATGCAGAGCACCTTGCGGCCTATCTCCTGCTTCCTGATGACCCACCACTTCAGCCGCCACCGCCACAGCGGCACTCGACCGTGGATCGTGTTCACATACTTCATGCTGCCACCGCCTTGGCCACGCTCACCAGCGTGGGCCGCTTGCCGAACCCGAAGGACTTGTCGTCCTTGCTGACCTCGAAACTCGCCGTGAAGGTGATGGTGTCGCCCCGGCCTGCGTCAGCCTTGCTGGGCACCGTGGTCCAGACCCGGCTGTTGTTCTCCAGCTTGACCAGCATCTTCTCCTGCACCCCGTAGAACCCCTCGACCCGCTTCGTGCTCAGGATGACCCCTGTGACCGTCTGACGGCCCTCTGGGGCGTTCCCCTTGACCTCGGTGGCCTCTACTGCCTTCTGCCCCGCCACTTCCACGTCACGGGCCAAGGACTTCAGCACCGCCGCCACCTGACGCTCCGAGAGTGACCCGTAGATGTTCAGCTTGCCCACCACGTCCTGCACGAAGGAGTTCTTCGCGTGGACTGCGTTCTTCGCCTGCTCGACCGCCGCCGCGAACGCTGGATTCGCTTCCAGAAACTTCACTCGGGCGTTCCAGACCTTGATCCGTGCGTGACCCGCCTCGGCCTTGGACTTCAGGACCGCCAACTTCCACTCCTGCTTGTTGGCGAAGTCCAGACGGAACGTGCAGTCCGAACCGAAGACCACCGTCTGACCAGTGGGAAGGTGCTTGGTCGCCGTGATCCAACGGACACGACCGTTGCCGCAATGCACGCAACGGCGAACCTTCTTGCGCCAGTCTTCACCGAAGACGCGGAGCATGTCAGCTTCCCAGAACTTGACCTCGGCTTCGAACGCTTCGATGCCCTGACCGTAGTAGCCGGGACGCTTGTTGTCGAGATAGTCAACGACCTCGTAGCTTGCCGGGTCGAAGTTGACGGGGTTGTGGACTGTCGGAATCTTTGCCATCTGGTTCACTCCTTGAACGCTCACTTACTGAAACCATTGTCTCATATCCCGATTGATTTGTCAAGTGTGGCTTCCGCCCCTACCTGCCAGTCCGGTTCGTTCACTCGGTCCTGATACCCCGGCCACGACGTGACCACCTTCAGGCCCTTGTCCAGTGCGTGCTTACGGGACACGGCACGCAGCCCGTGCTTCGTCTGGTAGACGTGCCACGTCTCGGACGGCTTGTGGAATGCCTCCAACTTGAGCATGAGCGTGTAGAGCATTACCGTGCCTCCTTGGCGCACTCCGCGCAATTCGCCTTGAACTCCACCGCCTGCCACCCAGCCAACCCTGAGACCGGCTCAGCCGCCTTGCAGGCTGGGACAGCCTGACCATTTACCACCACCGCCTGATGCACCCACGAAGCATTGCCGCGCCTTGAGACGTTCATCGTGACACCACCTGTTCAGGAACTCGCACGTAGAAGGGACGACCACGCTGGATCATCTCCGCGCCTGCAATCTTCGCCGCCGCCCGAAGAGCCTGAGTTTTGTTGGTGTATTGGGTCGGCCACGAGCCGTCCTTGCTGGTCACCAAGTCGCCGCTCCGAAGTCGATATGTGTTGTTCACTGCTGTGTCCTCCATGACCAGACCATTGTCTCACACCAACCGGCGTTTGTCAAATCCCTGCAATCAAGTGCAGGACGGATGGCCCGTAGGCCACCCGCCCCTGTGAGACGACTTACTTCTTGCCCTTGGTCTTACCCTTCATGAACCCCGGCACCTTCCCAGCGGCCTTGTCAGCCGCCGCACGGGCCTTCCCTGCCCTGACCCGAGACTGGGTCGAGAGCGCGTCTCGCTGACTGGCAATGACCGCCGACACCTTGACCGGCAGATGCACCCGTGTCAGCCCCTCGGGGCCTGTGATGGTGATGAACACCATGTCCCCGGCCTCGGGCACTCGAAACGTCTGCACGATGTATTGACGGACCCCGCCAACGCCCATGACGTTCGCGGCTGTGACCGTGCTCTCCCGCGTGTGCGGGAAGCCTTGGGCCTGCCCGTATGCCCGATCAAACGCATCCGGCTGGCCCTGCTGAAAGTGGTTACCGCTGTTGTCGCTCTGGTTCATACTCCTCCATGAGTGAAAAGTGAGCCGGGTTTTATCCGGGGTGGCCCTTCCCGGCGTAAGGATTCTGCCACCCGTCGAGTCCGCGCTAGTTACGCCGCTTCAGGGTGGCCACGGTACTGGTCGCCTTGCCCCTACTCACCGGCCCTTCCGCTATCGCATGCTCACCTCCAACGAAACCATTGTCTCACACCAACGGGCGTTTGTCAAATCGCCCCTTTCAGCGAATGTAGTTCGCGCCGTAGATGGACACCGCCTCTTGACCACGGTTGACGTAGATGGAACCTCGGGAGTGCTTGGCCGGGGCCTTCCAGCTTGCCGCCTTGAGAATGGCTCCGTCCGCAATCCGCACGAAGCAGAACACCGACCGGGAGTTAGACTCGGCACTCACGATCTTGACGTTCTTGACGCCACGCTCTGCCACCAGCTTGGGTGGCTGCACGTGCTGGTAGATACGGGCATACTCCGCGTTGATCTTCTCCTGCGTAGCGGCCACGAACTCGCCCAGCGCAGCGTTGAAATCGGGAATCGCAGTGACGGCTGTGTTTTCGATGTTCATAATGTTCGCTCCTCCATGAGCTACACACAGTGTCTCACACCCCGGCGAGTTTGTCAACTGCTGTTCACAAACTGAACGATCTCAACCCTTCAGTTTATCACAATTTTCAAGATTTGTCAAGTAGCGGGTCTACGTCCTTCGCCTTCCAGATATCACCGTCTGGGAACGTGAACGCATGATCCTCCAATAGCCCCTTCTCGTCGGCCCACGCCACCAAGAAGTGAATCTTGTGGGTCAACTCCTGCACGACGTGCTTCAGGGCCTCCACGGTCATCTGTGGGTCTTCAGGTGGCAACTCTGGGGGTAGCTGATACTTCCTGTTGGGGTCAGTCATTCCTTGTCCCTTTCGAATTGTGCGGCCACTTCACCACACTTCCGGCACGTGGCTAACTTTCTCTCGGGCAACGCCACCCACACATGGCCATCAGGCCAATGGTTCGGCGTCCCGTAGTGCTCACTGATATCACACAGAGACACCCCACGGGACAGGATATGCACCACCTGAGTTTTAGTCATACGCGACTTCAGCGGCTTTGGCACGCAGGGCTTCCCACTGGGCATCCGTCACGCCGACCTTCCGCGCTTCATCCAGCAACGCATCAGACGCCCGACGACCGGCCCACCATGCGGCCCAATACTGCGCCGTCTCCTGAAACTTCGGCCCACCGGGTGAAAAATGCGTCCCAGCCAATTCCTCTTTGGCCTTCTCCAAACCCCACGCCACCGCTTCCTTGTACAAATCAGCCACACTCACCTCAACTCTTCAAGCAGCCCCTGTAGGGCATCAATGTCGTCCGTCCGCACCGTGAACGACCACCCATGACGCGGCACCCGAGTCACTTCCTTGTCCACCGACGTGGCACCCGCGTTGTGATCTTCCACCTGACGACGCGCACGTTCGGCGTCATCATGCGTCCCGAAATTGACCGTCATCGTGATGTTCATGCACTTAGGATAACACAATGGCTGTGTTTGTCAACGACACCCGATATTCCTCCAGCGTCCTGACGTTCGCCACGTGCTCCACCCGTCCTGAACCATCCGGCCACACAATCACCAGCGGCTTCTTGGCTCTTCGGGCATACCTGATGGTCGCCCACGTCCCTGAACCACGGAACTGCTCTATCGTTTCCCTCGGGCACGCGATGACCACATCCGACTCCGACACAAGGTCACGATTTCGAATCAGGAAGGGCCTCGGCGGCATCACCAGATCACACACGCACGTGGCACGCTTGTAGACGTCGCCATAAGCATTCACACCGGGCACACCGATGATGAAGTAGCCGAAGCCTCTCGCCTGCTCGTGGAACTGGTCATCGGCCCCGATGCACATCCCATGGGTGGCCTGTGTCGCTCCAGACGTCTTCAGATCGCCCAACAGCATGTGGACCTGAATCAACTGGTCGTTCGTCAGTCCTGCTGACGTGCCCGTGAATCCCACTCTCATCGCTTCACCTTCTTCATTCCTAACAGCGCCGACACGAACGCGCCAATCGTTCTGGGAAACATCCCCACAACCAACAACAACCACGTCACCGCTTCACCTTTTTCTTCGGCTGAATACGCAGACCTTTCACCGTGCAATACTGGTGCTCGTAAGGCTTATCTGCCTTCAACTGACCGAGTTTCCAGTCAGCATCCAGCTTGCTGGCGTAGGCCACGTCACCGACGATGCCTTCCGGCCCGAACTCCTCCGGGGCGTCATCGAAGATCACCCACACGCGATTCTGCACCAGCGTAATCATAGCCCTGTGACTCCTCGCTTCGCCTGAGTCGCTTCTTGCACGGCTCGTTCCAACGAACCATACACCGCGAACATCATGTTCACGAGCACCCGGCACCCGTCACACACCAGATGGCGGGACTTGCCGTCCGTCATCTCCGAGACATGGTTATCCGTGCCCTGACACACGAAACACTGCTTCACCACCAACGTCGTCATCTGACTTCCTTCTCCCTCACCCAATCGGTCTTTCCTTCGCTCTCGATGGCGTTGTCCAGCGCATCATCAGCCGTCTTCAACTGCGCCTGCACTGCACCCACCCGCTGGGTCAGCAACTGCTTGTTCAATTCCGCAGCCTTCTCCACTTCGTCCGGTCGCACCGACAGGTTTTTCACCCCGGCCAACGTTGCCAAGCCTTTCATGATCAACCGCCACTCAGCGTCTGTTACCTTCAGCACCACGTTCTGCGTTACAACTACCTCGGCCATGTCACACTCCTTGTGCTGCAACCAATTGCAATTTATAATTCAACGGCACGGAACTTGAATTACCTTCGACTGGGAGTACCCCATGACTGAAACCAAGACGACCGACACCGACACGAAATCACCGGCATCCGAGAAGCCAGCTTCCCCGTTCAAGCCGACGCCGCACCCTGCGGCACAGGCTGGCGGCATCAGTGGCGTGCCCACCGACTGGACACCCGATGTTCGACCGTCTGACGGTTCACCCGTCAAGACCGTGCTTTCGCCGCCTCCGGGGCACAGGCCCTATGCGTGGAAGCCCAAGACGGTGGCAGAGCACAACGCTTACGTGGACGAGATGTCCCGCAGGCGATTCCCCGTCCGGTAAACTTGGGGGACTATTTGGTACCTCTCTACCGAATAGTCCCCTATTACTGGTTATTTGTCAAGTCGCTTCACTCTCAAGGTCGGCTTCCAGATACATAACGCTCTGTTCCAGTTCCTGAATCCGCGCCTTGTCCTGCTCACGCTCGGCCACAATCTGCGGCCACGCATTCACCAGTGCGGCCACGAAATCGGCATCCTCGGCAGGCACAATCTGCAAGTGCGACTGCGGGTGACGTTCCTTCACCGGCTCTTCCTTGCCACGCTTCAGAATGCGCCCACCGCTCGACGTCTCACTGGTCGTCCACGGGCCTTGAGTCGCCTTCTCTCCCAGCGCCTTCAACAGTTCCCAGTTCATTGGATCACCTGCCCGTAATAGGTCGCCATGGCGTCCATGTCGGCCTCGGTCATTGCCTCACGAGTATCCGGCCACTCCACGCGCACCGGATGACGCTGGAAATTCTTTACCGTCACGCCGTTCGGATAGTACTGCGTCACCGTGTGCGTCATAGTGAACAGGTCCACCCCGGCCTCTTGAATCTGGCACCGGCAGAACAGGCACAGGAAACGGACGGCAGTTTGCCCTTCCATCACTGCACCTCTTCTTCGGGTTCGGGATTGGGGTCCAGATGGTTCATCGCGCTATACACCATACGGCAGACTTCCGTCTCCGGGTTGCCGTGATACACCGCGCAATAGATCACGCCCATCACCGCCAATGCCGCACCCTCATCGGTCACCACCGGGTTCACGAGCATCGCTTCGACTGTTTCCTTGAGCAAGTTACGCATCGGCTCCTCCATGAGCTAAATTCACTGCCACTACTCTACCAAACCATGGAGTGATTTGTCAAGTAGTGGCAGTTGATTGCAATTTCTACGTCTTCGGCTGGGTCGTCACCATCGCCAAGATCGCATCGAGTGCTACCACGAACTCGGGCTTCACCACCAGACCGATGGTCAGTTCCCGCAGGAACGGAGACGACGCTGACCTCAATGTCAGCACGTGCGTCACATCGTCTGGCGTGGGTTGGCCCACCGGAATGAACCAGACCTTCGATACGTACTTCTGGGCCTCCGCGTTCGCGGCTAACTTATCGTCTAACCACTTCTGGACATCCATGTCATCTCCTTCACACTGTGGCCTTCGACCTCCGCATCTTCTTGATACCTCGGGCTGGGCCAATCATCATCGGGGCAATATCATGACAGGCATCGCAGATATCCTTCAGGAACGTATCACAGTGGTACTGGCTCCGATACGCCACCGCCAAGTTCAGTTCCGGAATGCCGATCACCGCGCCCACCGTGCTACCGGGGTCACCGCCGTCTCGCGCCATGAAGCAATCTGGGACACCCCACAGGTCAAGCTCCCATGCCACGCCACCACGGCTCAGGTGCGTCTGGAAGCCCTCCACGGGGTTAGGGACTCCATCACCCAGCGGACCACCCGCGATGCTCCTACGAACGAACTCCGGGTCAACCAGACCCGCTCCATGCAGGAGCCACATCCATGCCCACCGACAGGCGTCTATCGGGGTGGCATCGAACCGTGGTGTACCGTCACCGCTGTTCATAACCGACCACACACCGGGCATGTGCGGGGCCAGTTCCTGATTGAAGTAATCGTGCATCGTGCGGTGAGTCAGCCTCACGAACAGACCATTGTGTGCCGACGACGTGGGCACCCAGTCCTTGCTGTAGCCCCAGCCCTCACCGGGACGGGTGTACGAGCACGGGTGGTGCAGGTATGTACCATGTTTGTAACCCGCCACATCGACGCCTAACTCGGTAAGTGGCCTGTCCAGCATCGGCAGACCACCCTGAATGTGCCCATGGGTCAACGCATGCCCGATCACCGTATCGGACACGACCGACCGGCAACACGATGCCCACCCACGCTTCTTCGTGGCATCTCGATACGTCTTGACCAAGTATCCGTTTCTGACGATGGCGGCATCTCCGATGTATGCCGCCTTGATGTTGTTCAACATGGCCGACGACATACCTTGGTCTTCCGGTGAAGACGTGGGCCACTCTCCCGGCATCATCGGTGGCGGCAGAGGCTGAACTGCCGTCACCATGAACCGGGGAATCCTCGGGAACCACGCCCTCATCGAATCACGCGGAGCGCCGTACCGCTCATGTGGAATATCTGCTCCACGTTCTGCAACACGCCGTCGTTCCACAGTTCCTGCAAGTCGATGGCGTCCTTGCGACGAAGCTGCAATTCGCCACCGGGCATCTCCGTCAACTGATACTGATCACCGTTGACGAACTGCACGTCGATGCGCTGCCCCTGTCCCTCTTCCTGTTCGCCGGGACGCATCCTGAGTTGCAGCGACGTGGACTCATCCACGCCGTCATCCTGTGGTCCTTCTGGACGCAAATCAGGGTCCACTTCATCGTTCGAAATGGGCGACCCGATGATCACGGTGCCCTCACCGGTATGCTCATCGAACGCACCGGGACGGATAGTTCCCCAGATCGGACGATGCCCCTTGCCGTCCAGATCAGGATTCCAGTTCACTTGCTTCTGGACTCCACGAATTTGCAGTTCAGTCTCACTCATAAATCGCCTCATTTTCGGAAACAGTGACCGTGTTCCAGTCGGTGGCTCAACAGGTGGTTCAATCGGTGGTTCGATGGGTGGTTCGATGGGTGGTTTCGGTGGCTTCACCACGGGTGGCGCAATGACCAGCACCGGCCATCCATCATGCGATGAGATGAATGATTCCTTGTCACCCACCCACGCCACGAGCAATGACCCGTCCTGCTGTTGTTTCACGCAGGGAAAGATGGGGGGTGGCGTCTTGGTCGTCACGAGTCTCCACACACCGCTCGGATCTCTGGTGATGTGCTGATCTCCGTAGGCTCCGGTCATCTGTCCATACAGCCACTCACCGGCCTGCGTCCACAGCGGCAATCGATACTGCGTGCGATTGATTTCCACGATGAGAGGCTTGCCCCTGTTTTGCCACACCGGCATCCATCCACCGTGACCATCAGCCTTGAAGTCACTGATGCCTTCGATGTTCGTGGTGCCCGTGGCGAACGGACCCGCCGCTTGCCCAGTCCTGATCATCCAGAAGGACGCCCGTCCACTCGCCTGATCCAGATCGCCGCGCTTACCGCTCATGTAATACGTGCCATCAGGAGCAAACCGACCGGGCCACCATGAACGCCAGTTAATACCCGTGGGGCGGAACGGCTGTTCACCTGACCGCATGAACCACGTCCCGAACTCAGGCGTCCCGATATCCTCAGCAGACGCGAATGCCACCAACGGCCCGTGCATGTCCGGTGTATACGGAGTAGGCGGAACATCGTACGGGACACCACCAAATGTCACACGATGACCATTGGCCACGAACCTACCACCTGTGTTGTTACACGCTCTATGATTCATCAGGTCACCTTTACATGAACCTTTTCATCTTGGGAAACCACGGACGTGTTCCCACGGGGGGCTTCGGTGGTTCAATCGGTGGAATGGCAGAACTGAACGGCGGGAACCACTCCCAATTTCCAGACGCTTTCTTCATGCGGTCCAGTGCCTCTTGCAGTTCTGGCCAATAGTCCACGCCATCCACGAGTGTCGTGCCGTCACGTCGATACTTCGTGAAGCACCACATCGCTCCCACTTCGTAGTCGATGCCCAGACTCCACATCTTCGTGAGCGTGTCGAGCACTTTCTGAAGTGGCAGAGCATAGTTACCCGGTGCGCGGTACTGGCAATACATCGCCAGCGCCATGTCTCTCGGGATGTGCTTGGCCTTCATCTCCTTGAGCACAGCCTTCACTTTGTTTACGGATTCATCCACGCTGATGGCGGCAGATGGATAGGCGAACACGAGTGCTCGGAAGCCACTCGGTACCTGCGTGACGGTCATCCCGTACCCGTCTCGATAGGCTTCGGCTCCCACCTTGAGACTCGCGGCCAGTCGCTTGGCCTCATCCTTCGTCTCACCGCTACGAATATCCCAGAACACCGCCTCCACATTGCTGGATGGCTTCTCGCTGTAGTCGATGATGCGTGGGCCTTTCAGATCATCGAACAGCCCCACACCAATCTTCAGTGCCGTCTTTTCGAAAGCCGGGATAATGATGGGCTTCGCAGGCCACGGCTGAGCCAGCCCCGTTAGTTCTTTCTCGATGACCGACTCCGACGTAGCTCCAGCGTTCTCCGACCATGCAATCCACATCTTGCCGGTGGCCATGTCAGTCCACCCGCATCCGTTGTAGGCTTTCTCCTCGCGCCCAAACCACCAACCCTTGGTGGGGTCTTCCAGTTTGTGAACGATGCAGTATTCGAACTTGCCAGAGGCATACACCAGATAGATTTTCTGGTCGCTCCCTCTGAAGATCGAACCGCCATAGGACGGGAAGGCTATCGGGTATTCCTTGAAGTACTCCCCATTCCAGAACCACACATGCGATGGTTTCGCCGCCGCCCAACACACCGCCGCATTGCGATCAATCACCGACGTCGTGGTGACCAGCACCCGTTCATCACGGATGAGTGTTGTCCGGTCAGACAACTCTACGATGACGCTGCGACCTTCGTGGTAGCGGGGGCAATAGATAAGCGTGCCGTCCGCACCAACACCATGTTGACCGGCTCCCCACCACTCAATCGGACGTCCTTGAGCATCCGTAGCTCGGACATCTCCGATCATCGTGCGGTCCATGCCGTCGTAGAGCGTGCATGGGTTCATCGAATACTGGGACACCCACCGGTTATTACCCGCGAACAGCACACTGGCCCCACGACCAAACGTCTGCCCATCCGTGGTCTTCAGGTACACCGGAGCTTTCTGTTCTGGGCTGGCGAGTTCGGCTGGCTCACCCATGATCTGGGCGTATTCGAACTCACTGATCTTGTTCTCAGCCAGCATGCTACGGAGCACGATCTCCATATCACTCTGGGCCTTCACCGAGTCGTAGGCGTTCTGCTGATAGATGACGACCTTCTCGTTCAACCATGCAGGCGTGTTACAGGATGTGTCGGAAATGGATTGCCACGTGCCACCACGTGGCTTGATCTTTAGGGGTCTAAAGCCGCCAACCAACGTACCATCTGGGCCGTAGGACATGAAACTCGACATCAGGCACTCTCCTCTACCGCATGGTACGTAGGCTGTTCCTGTTCCTTCTTCAGCTTGTCCACGTTGGCGTAAACACTTTGCGGGATCATCAGGGTCGGAATGCGATACAGCCCCCAAATTTCTCGCCGCATGGTCAAACCATACGTTACTCCAGCCAAGGCGTCGGAACAGTCCTTACTGCCACCGGGTGGGTGGTCTACTTTCCCTGTCTTCACGTCCTTTTCCAACATCAGAATTTCACGTTGAACCTTCAAATGCGTCGGGCAATTTATCCGACCTTCGTAGAATGCCGTCTTCGTGAAGTCATACGCTCGGCACGGCATTTCATCCATGCTCTGGTGACCCGTGATCAAACCCTGCTGCCGCAGAATCTGTTGAGAGTCGCTGGACTGGAACTGGTCGAACGTCACCCAGATGATGTTCAGTCCCATCTTCTTCAGGACAATGATCACCTCTCGGACCTTACTCAGCAAAATTTCGCAATTCCGTGGTGGCCGTATCTCCAAGACACCATCGATCCAAATGTTCGGCATGAACGCAGGCTGACCCTTGTCCCCCGACACATTCTTGAATCCCGTGACCGTACCAACCACCAAACCAGCACTATCCCCGCTCAGCGCCAAGTCGCAATGCGCGAACCTCGGCACCTCGGGATTCCAGAAATTTCCCTTCAACAGCGTCAACCGTTGCGCCACAAAATCTACAACAGGCTGACTGAAAATAGACTGGCGTGTCGTGAATCCCTTGTGGACCTTGTTGACTTCCAAGAAGAACGGATGACGAGCCAGCGTAGAGACACCGGCTATTTCTCGCAGGGCGTTGATGACGTCCTTCTCAAACTCCAGCCGGAACTCTTCTGGAACCGACACCACGAACGGTCGATCATCGTCCGGAACTTCTTCATCCTTGAACAGAATCCGTGGCTTCTGGGTCATGGTCCCGCCAAAGACTTGGAACCACCCCTGATTGCCGAAATCCTCTGGCTTTATATCCCAGACACGTTTGTCATAGACAAAAATCGTCGCATCGCGTTCTGCCTCGGCAACCTTCTGATCAGTGAACTGCCCCGGATATTTCTTCGAAGATACGAGGCAGAGGATTCCCGGTAGTTTGCCATTCTCCATGAAGCGCGACTTTCGACGTCGAGCAATCGAGTTATAGACGAGGATGGCTTGGTCATAGGTTCCTTTATCAACGGCCACTCGGGATTTCTCCACGACGGCCATGTAGTTCAACTCGTCAATGAGACCGCCCATCACGTTCTGGCCAATGGCGGCAGTCTCCGCACCGGAGATCGGGATCACTTCCACACGGTTCGGGAACACGAGCTTGTTCGTCAGGTCTTTCCGGAACGGATAGTATTTGTGGAAGTAGGGACTCCCCTCAATCATGCTACGGAACCGCTGGTAGTCCACGCCCTGCGCCAACGTCTTCGTGATGGACTGGAACACGAGCAGGATTTCCGACGATGGGTCCAATCGAAACTGCTTGTGCGGAGAGTGCATGCAGGACAGCAGGTACAACTGGTAGGCGTTCGTGTAAAGCGCCAGTGTGGTCTTGCCTGAGCCGATGCCTCCGGTCATGATGGCTTCAACGTAGCCACCACCGTTCAACTCCTCAGCGGCTTCCAGCACACCGGGATAGATTTCCTTCTCTTTATTCAGGAAGTCCGGACTACAGATGAACTCTCTGATCCCGACAGGCTTCCACCGATACTGCACGAAGTCTTTGGCAGGCGACGGCTTCCCACTTAACTCGCTCTCGACATGCACCACGGTCTGGGCGTAGAACATCGCCCGTTCATTCAGGTTGGTAATCTTCTGGCCGGTCTCCCAGATTTTCTCAGCCGCATCGGGGCCAAGAAACTTTCGTAGATACAGGTGAGCACGGTCGTTCACCTCATCCAGACGCTTTTCATCGATCTTCTCTGGACTCAGGGACTTACCCGAACCCCGTTTGAAAACCAGCATGTTCCTACCGTGCTTCCACGATACGTGGAATTTTACGAGCGTCGAAAATCTGATCAACCATGGTAATCGCTTCGAACACTTGCTTCTGGATACTCGTGCCATCGGGCAGAGTGGTAGTCTGTGCCGCTCCTCGTACCGTCGTCACACCCACCGGGCCTTTGAACTCATCCAGCCCCAGATCAAACCTGACCTTCTGAAGATCCAGCAACATTTTTCGGTAGCTCTCCAGCACATCGTTCATGATGGGCATGGTGGTATTCCACTTCTCTTCCTTCTCCACCAGTTTCATCACACGATCTCGCTGAATCTGTGCCATTTCCTCCAGTCGAGCAATCACCGGAGTGGACACATTTTCCAGCAACCTCACCTGTGGGGTCGCCCCAGCCGCAATCAGTTTGGCAACTTCTGGCCCGTAAGCTCCCTCTGCGGCGTGAATCCGTAGCCGGGTCAACTGCCGGGTCAACGTCTTCTCCGACATTTTCTGAAACAGCCCCCACCCGTCCGGTGGTGCTTGCTGAAGAATACGAGCCACGCTCATCGCGGGTTTGCCCCGCATCAGCATGTTCAGGATCTTGCTGAACTTCTCTTCCCCCAGTTCTTGCAAGCGTTCGAAGGCCATACTTACCTCTTACTCTTCAACACCCGGTCTAGTTGACTCCCACACTTCGGACAGGTCTTCGTGTAGCCTCTGACGCTACACCGGCACGTCCAACACCACCACACTTCCATGACCTGTCGCCTTAGTTCTGGCCACCGAGGCAATTCCGACCCACTTCCAACATCACTTTAGGGCCAGCAAACGATGCCTTCAAGGCGGTGCCAGCGAGTCTCAGCAGGGGTCGTTCACTACCCATCAAGGTCTCCACCAGTGGTTCCACCGTGTTCACGATAAACGACGCTACGGGTCTGGCGTTCTTGCACTCCAACGAAGTCATCAAGGCATCGAGTTCGCCTTGAGCCTTGGTCAACGGACTGTCCTTCACCAGTGGTAACACCCCGCACGTGTGCGTAATGTCAGGCGTCGGTTCATCCATGCCCACAATGCGAAGGGCATTGCACTCGTGGGCGGTAGGAACCACGATCTGCTTGTCGCCGCACCCACCAGATAGCACTGCGATGAACACCAACATGGCTCGTGGCATCCATCTATTTTACCGCTGCTTCTTTGCATCCTCCAACAGATTCCGGACCCACGCATCGTAGGCTTCATCGATGCTCACTTCACCGATAGCTTGGCTCAAGCTGTAGGCGTCATCGGATGCGTTCAAGAGAACCTTGTTCACTTTCTCCTGAAACGTCTGCCGCGCCGTCGCCACCATCGTTCTGGCTTCTTCCAGCGCGGTCTCTCGCGTGGTCTTCGGTTCGTGACTCGGCGTACCCGGTTGCTTCGGTGCTGACTTTTGCATCCCGCACTCCTTTGCTGCAATCAGTTGCAAAACCGAGTGGCTGTGACGTATGTGCTCCCCAGCATGGACGTAAGCGTGACCAAACGTCTACATCCGGCACAGGCCACCCGGCCTTGGCAAGTCTATGACCCAGCCCTTACCTTGTCAAACGTTGTGGGCTGGTACCTTCCACGACCCCACCCTTGGTGGGCTAAAACGTATCCCCGGAATGTATCGAACGATCATGCTGTCAAACAACGCCCCCGTGGGCTTCCCCGTCTTCGGGTCGAGCTTCGGTGCGCCGTTCTCCCAAAACGCAATCCGCTTGTCACAGAACAGCACCTCCGTCGCACCATACAAGACATGATGATGGAAGGCTTTCGTAATACGAACAGGCAAGAGCAACGTCGTGGTGAACCCATACGTGGCTTCCTTCTTCGCCTTCTCCAACATCATGGCCACGAACGGCCCGTATGGTGGATTGCTGTAGCCTGTCTTCCCGAAGCCCGTCCATGCAGCGGTCAGGGCATCGTCATCGTATAGACTACCCGGCCCGAACCACACCGGACACAAATGCCGCTTCGTGTCAGCCGTCAGGTCGATATCAAACGGGCCATGCGTTTTCACCAGTTGAGCGAACACCGCTGGTGGAGTCTCCAAACACGCATTACCCGCCGTGACGTCCTTCGACGTATGGGCGGCAAACTTCTCCTTCGTCGCAGTGTTCATGGCTGTGGTGGTCGGAGACCTTCTTGCAGCATGTTGAGAACACGTTGCAGTTCCAGCATCTCGTTCCGCATGATCTGCAACTTGTCGGCAATCTCATCCCGCTCCTGCTCCGTGGGGATGCCGTTACGGAGCGTCCGAATCAATTCATCCACCCGTTTCGTATTGATCTGTTCGGGCATAGACGACCTCAGTGTAAATGCTTTTCCAACTCTACCGCTTTCTCCAGCAACAGATTCGCAAGTTGACGTGCTTGTGAGGCCGGGAGAGCCAACCACGCCACAGGCTTTCCGAACTCCATACGGATAACACCGTTCTTGACGTCGGTGCCCATGGCGATGGCTAGTTCACCCTGATCGTCCGGTCGCATCTTCCCGAAGGGAAACTGGCCAGTGGCTCCAATCTTGGCGTTGAAACCACGTCGATACAGATCGACCAACCACTCGTAGGAAATCTGCTTCTCTGCGGCGTATTTCTGAATTTCCTTGCGAACGTCGTCTGGTAGCTCTACGTCAGGCATGGTTACCCCGTCTTTTCGCTGTAGAGATTGTCGAGGATTTCGTACTGGCGTTCGGACAGAGAATGACGGGATTCGAACTGCTCCGTTACCGACTCAAGGAAGTTTTCTTCCCACTTGCTGAGATCCTTGACTGGTGTTTTCAGAGCTTCCAACATGCGTTGGATGGCTTCCTGTCGGGCCGATGGGTTGGGCACCGGGGGCATAGAATACCTCTCGTGGTTCAGGGGCTTGCTGGTATTGAAAACAGGCGATGGCGGTAGCAGGCATGTCCAAGGGTGGGTCTAACTTTCGAAACAAACACCAGCCCCGCTCCAAATGCTGGCCTGTCCACCGATTATGCGCCCAGATGCCCCAATCCTTTTTCCAGAACACGCAGGTTTGGCAGCAAGGCATGAAGTCATGGTTAGTAGCACGATGACAAATGCCCTGTCAAATCACTTGTATAGGATGCGATTTTGGTTGACACCTGACTGTCCTGTGCGGACATTCCAGCGTGTCACTTTCTTCTTTTTGTGAAGCATCTCCATGCGTCCGTAGATCGCTTGATACCCGATATACAGGCCCTTATCGTCTCTCAACCTCGCCCGAATGTTCTGGGCGGATAGACCCGGAGACTCCTTCAGAACGGCCAGAATTCCGGCATCAATTCGCTGGAACCGACGACGCTGATGAACAATGGCTATGATCACCAAGACCACAACCACCAGCACAACGATGCTGATGTTGATAGCGATGTAATGCTCAGAGCGTCCGATCATGTGACCCTACACACCTCGCAGGTCTGGTAGATTTCGCACTCACACACCCGCTGGTTCACTCGCATCCCTTGGTCAATGAGCTTCTGGGCATCTGCCGAGATAGCAGGGTCCAGAGCTTGCCGCACCGCGTTCACGATCATGTCGTTGACCATACGCTTCGGGTCATCCTTGTTCTCGTTGGACAGTGACCAATCCACGACCGCCATGTCAGTGATTTCGTCCTTCCACCGCTTGGCTTTCTCAATCCACTCCAGCGCATGAGGAATACACGGTCCATGCTCTGGACATTCTGGAATGGCGGCAAGCAACTGTGCGCGAGATTCGATTAGTTGGTTATCTACTTCGACTTCCAACCGCTTACTCTCCAACTGCTGCACCAGTTCAGTGATGCGTTGGTCCTTGCGTTCACGAACCTCTCGGAGCGACGAATCCAACCGTGCTACGTCAGCCTCCAGCCGCGCTACCTCATCCGTCTTCTGGCCAGCCACTGTGATGGCATGGGCAATGTTCTCATACCGTGTCGGCTTATCGAGGGCTGGACGTCTAGCCATCAGGGCATCGATGGACCCCAATTCATTGGCGGCTTGCAGAATCAGACCCTTCGCCGTAGCGATGTAGTCCTGATCCACTTCAATACGAGCCAACGACTCAGGCTCTACTGACACACTCAGGAACAAACGTAATTTCGCGGTCAGGTCTTCAATCATGC